TATAATAATTTATTTAACGGTTATTAACAAATATCCAATATTTATTAACCAAATAAATTTTTCCGGTTAAAATAAAATTGGTATATTAGCAATATAAATAAAACGGAAATAATATGAACAATTAAAATATAACAGTAATGAAAATTAACAGAAATTATCGTTTCGTCCTGACAGTTCTGGACAACGAGAAAATTAACGCGGGAGAAATCCGTATTGACAGCTGTGCTGTAACCGGCGAGAGAATGTTTGCCAGCGAATGCCATTATTATGCCGAAAAAAATATTTTGGAATGCCTGAAAGAGGCCGACAAGAGAAATGACCTGAGCGGTTATTACGGCCATACGTACTGTATTTATAAGGAAAACAAGTCGAAAAAAGAAACAACCGAACGGGAGGAGGACGGCAAGAAAATTGTCGAAACGAGAGAAATACCGGGAGAGGCAATGCTGCTCGAAATAATAACCGTGGACGAAAACGGCGTGACCATTCGATAATCTATTATCCGCGAAAGCGGATATAGGTTGGCCGCCACAGCCCAGGCCGGGAAGGCTGCACAGGAGTTCGACTCTCCTGCTGGGCACAATTGGCAATATTGCCGAGAGAATTATTAATAAACAGCGAAAAAAATATTCAGAAACGGTATACTATACAAAATAAAGTTCTTATATTTGCACTATACAAATAAAGAATATTAATAATATAAAAACAGCGGTATTATGGATGAAAGTACATTCGGTTGGCTCATAGAGTACGAGCAGCAACTCAGAGAAGCTGGGTATGATGAGAAAACAATTGCTCATCTTGTATTAGAAGCAGTTAAATAATATAAAACAGGAGAATATGAGCAGCAAGAGAATTTACGTTGCCACATTTTGGCGTGGCAATCCGCAACTGAAGAATGGCGGCTATTATACGACAAAGGAATTTCAATCTGTGTCGCTTCAAGGAGCAACAAAACAAGCCGAGAGATATGCAGCTAATAATGTGTATGGAGGCATGGCAGTAAAAAGTGTTGAACTAAAACAAGAGAACAGCAATGGAAAATAACAAATCGGAGTTCAAGAGAACAGGAGTTTTGCATGACGGAGCCGAGCGCATTGAGATACAAATAAGCCATTCAGGCGATGCGGCAAGGTATGTGAGCACAATCAAGTTCACAGTAAGGGACCCAGAGGTTACGAGAGGCCGTTGGCAAGAGATACGCTACAGCAAGAGAAACGGCTATGCGTATATTGTGAAGTACGGCAAGAGACTATATTTGTACAAATTTCTAAGAATATACTAACATGGCAGCAAAAGACTATAAATTTGAGTACATGCTACTCAACCGGCTTCAATGCGATTGCAATTACTATCTTGGCCACGGCGGCCGAAACGCTCAGCATTGTCTTTGGGCCCATGACGAGCAGAAACAAATCGATAAAATGCGAGAGCTTTACAATTTGTTGCCTGTTAAACCTGAGTGGCTTACAAGAGAACAAATTGATGAATATGCAGCAAGAATGGGCGTAAAATAACCAACATTATTTAACGAAAAAAGTTCTTAAAGCAGTAACCAGATTAAAATAAAAGTAGTATATTTGCATATAACTTAAAAGATATAACAAATATGGAAACAACAGTTTTTTATGTAGCAGTTGTGGAGAAGTTTGATAACAAAACAGACGCAGACAGCTATGCGGCTCTTATGTGCCGCGCAAAGCAACGCCGGTATATTGTACTCGAGCAAGTAACAGAATGGGACGGCACTCCTCAAAAGAATGCATGACCTTAGCCGCTGCGAACAGAAACGGTTTAGGAGCGACACCTACAGCGGCACTAAGTTTAATCCTTGCTTTCGCAATATTGTTGCGGAGCAACTAATAAAAATTTACAGTAATATGGTAACAATGAAATTTTCAGCAACCAAGTCAGAAACATTGTTTTTGACACCGACAATTGCAGTTGAACAAGACAACTCAGAAACAGCAATCCGATTTGCTCTTTGGCACGGCGTGTTCAGTGTAGAGGTAAGCAAGAGTTACAAAAACCGTAAAAGCTAAATAACATGGCAAGAAACGAAATATTTGTAGCGGCTTATAGACTTGAAGCTTATGATAATTATGATGCCTTAGACGGCTTCATGGAAGCAATTTGCGATTATGCAATAATATCTAAAGAAACAGATTATGCGCTTACAGTAGTAGCTTCTTCAGAAGCCTTGAGCCTATCAAGATTGGCTAATATGGCACTCAGATTTTTTGGCAAGGAGGGATATAGTATAAGTACTCTCGGACTCTTAGGGCCGTTTAAAAAACTCAATTGATATTTTTTAACATAAAACTTGGAAAAAAGTTCCCAAAGCAGCTCAATAATTCAAAAAAACATAGTATATTTGCAATATCAAAATTAAACAATAACATTTTAATAACAATTCAAAAATTACAGTATTATGGTAACAATGAAATTTTCTCAGATGACAGCGAAGAAGCTGAACGCTCTTTTGGCAACAGCAAGTGATGAAGACAAGAAGGCTATCGAAGCCGTACTCGCAGCTCGTGAACAGGCTCAGGCCCCCGCTGCTCCTGCAGCTCCTGAGGCAACCGCAGAAGAGACTCCTGCAAGTGAAGAAGAAACTCAGCTCAGCCCTGAGGAAGAAGCAGCTATTAAGGCAGCTGAAGAGAATGGCGGGCTCAACCCGCTTTACAATGGCAGCAAGGCAACTCAGGAGAAAAAGCCAAAGATGACCGATGAGGACCGTCATGCACTGGCCGAAGAGCTGAAGAAGAACGTTAACCATCGTTGTCAGGCAGTTCCTTTCAACACCGTAGAATGGGTTGACGGCTATATCGCCGGAGTGATTGAAGAGAAGCGCAGCAATAAGGTGCTTTACGCAATCAAGACAGATGACGGACGCCGCATTATTAAGGTACACGACAGCAATCTCGTTCGCATTCTGGATGAAGTCGTTGAGCCGGAGAAGAAAGCCCGTGCTCGCAAAGCAAAAGATCCGGCAGACAAAGTTGAATGGACGCCGGAAGCAATTGCCGAAGAGGTTAACGAAGTTATCGGCAATGTAGGTAAAACGGTAGAATTTGAGAAATACCGCACTACAGACGAAAACGGTGAAGAGCACATTGAAATGGTAGTTGGCCGTATCGTGGCAATCGTGCCTGACAAACGAGCTCAGCGCTTGCTCTACCGCATTTCAGTTCCGGCTCCTATCGAAGGCAATCCGCTTGCAACGAAGACTATGCACAAGGTTGTGAAAGCCGAGGGCATTAAGATTGCCGAAGAGTTCGACGAAGAAGGTGCACAGCTCAATGCCAAGTATTTGGAGCGCCGTGAAGCAGCAGCAACTCGCACTCCGCTTACTCCTCAGGACCGCGTAATTCGCTGTGAGGAGAATGTGAAGAAGGCAGAGGAGAAGCTGCAGAAAGCTCAGGAAGAGCTGGAAGCCAAAAAGAAGCAGCTCGAGGATGCAAAGAAGGAGCTGGATGAATATCTTGCCGGTCAGGCAAATGAAGAAACTGCCGAAGCTCCTGCTGAGACTACAGCCGAAGAGGAGTCACTTGCATAACACAGCCACCTGACACCGTTTCTCCCATAGAGCCGTCTCGAAAGAGGCGGCTCTTTTTTTTGCTGCATATCTAAGTATGCAGCTATTTTTGTATTATTGTGATTTATGTTAAAATATGTAAACTCATAGAAACATGCTTCTTTCGCGTTCTAGAACACTTTTAGGCTTTAGGTGTACTATAATATGGGTTAACTCAATTCGACGCGATAGAGGCCAAAAGAAGTGTATCTATCAATGTATTTTTATAAAGCCTATAATATGAATTAAGGCATGGACTTTCTTGAGCTTTAAGCCACCAAGCAGTTATATAAATAGCTGTTAAATTTATGGCTAAAAAGTTGACTCATTTTCGCGCGTTCTAGGACACTTTTATTTGAGAATAATAGTAAACTAAATCTATAAAAAGAAATGAGGAGAGAATGAACAAGAATAATGAAATTTCATATATTTTCGAGGCATTTAGAGTTCTATATTTTTATATTAAAGCTGCAATAAACCAGTGAAAAATTTTTATGTTAAAGTCTGTAAAACAGTGATTTATATCAAGCTTATTTTGTATTTTAGCTTATAAAAGAACAAAAGTAAAGCTGTTAAAAAATGTTACACACTAGAACACATAAAAGCCGCATGGCCATTAAAAATGAGCGGCTTATGTCCGGCTATACCGAATGTATAGGCTGTAAACATGAGCAGTTATGTGATATTTGTCCATATTGTAATGGCCAATCCGGCACTAAAATGGCCGAGAGAATATCCGCCACAATTGGACAGGAGAATATCACAAGGCCCAACGAGAGAAATGTTGAACAAAAATAAATAATTGCAATATGGAAATAAATGAACAAGAGAATACCCAAGAGGTACAGCAAGAGAATTTGCTTGATGGCTCTCAGTCAGTTCAAGCAATGCAAGAAGAAAATGAACTGCCAATCGCTGTTCAATTAATTCAGCCTCAAGCTGCTTTAGATGAAATAGCAGAGCTTGAGAAGAAATATCGTGAAACTATAGAACGGGAGAATAAATGAGCAATTTTGTTTTAGATTACAGCAAAAAGCAGACTTTGCAAATATCAAATGATGCTTTTTGCTTTTTGTATTATGGCGAAGAGCCATTAGACGAAGACAATTTGGAAGAAGCCAATGAGGTATCTGAAATGTTTTTCAATAATTTTTATATAGAAGATGATTGGAAAGCAGTTGATGACTCAGACCTTATAGAATGCACCTTTGTCCCGTATGTTGAAGACCAAGCCGATTATGATGAATATGAGAACCTTACTAAATATATTCAGCAGCAAATAAAATGGCTTGATGCAAATCATATTAGAGTGTGGTGGTTTAATAACCAAACTGGAACGAGAGAATTACGCGGTGATTTTAAGGTTTATACCAATAAATATGGCCTTAAGTGTTTTCATACAGGCAATCAAGATGAGGATTTTGCGACAGGAAAAATGAGCTTGTATTTTTTGAAGAATTTCAAGAAGCGCATAGCTTAACAAGTGAACGGGAGAAATATAAGGCAGACTACTTTTCTGTAGTCTGCCTTTTTTACATTAAGCTTTCATCTTCTTCTATAACAAGAGAATAACCGACCCCTCGTATGGTTTCTATGGCTACTCGGTTATCCATTTTAAGCATATTTCGCAGCATACATATATGGACGTCTAAGCTACGTTTATTAAAGTAGTTATCATCAGTCCATACTTGTTGCATAAGTATTTTCTTAGGTAATGTTTCGTTTTTATAGGCACATAGTAAAGCAAGAACTTGGCTTTGTTTATTATTAAGCTGTGTTTTTACATTGCCTATAGTAAGAATTTTATCTACTGTATTAAACAGGTAATCGCCTATCTCATAAGATGGCTCTATACTTCTTACTCGCACACCACATCTTTTCAAAACGGCTTTTATTCTTCTTATAAGTTCTTCAATGTTATATGGCCTTATAACGTAATCATCTGTGCCTTCATCGAATGCTTCAATAACATACTCATATTGGGCCTTGTCTGATACCATTATTACTGGTATTTTATCATCTGATTTGCGCAAAAATTTTAAAGGCTTTAGCCTCATAGAGGCATCTGTTGTTTTATAATGGCTTAATATGCATAAGTCATAATTCTTTTCTCTGATTTTGATTAGTATATCATCCTCAGTTGAGGTTATTACTTGAAAGCCGTTATACACCAAATAATCTACCAGGATTTTACAGTCTTCATCTTGATAGATTAAAATTCTTGGCAATGCTAATTTAGTGTTATTACTTTTCATACCATTTCTTTAATCTTGTTTTGCAAATCATTATATAAAACTTCATACCAAAATGGATTAAGCCTTAACAGGTCAAAGTATGAATATACGCCTTTTTGGTATATTAAAGAAGCATATTTAAGCTCTTTGTCTGCTCTTTTTTTAAGATGCTCATGATAGAACTTTATAGACTGGTCCACATTTACCAAGAATGGTGATTTATGCTCCATAAGAACTTTCTGCTCTGTATTTTGAGCAAAGTAATATGGGATATTCGGCATTGCCCAAAAAGTTAATCCAGCACCGTATTCCTCACTTGCTTTATATAAAAAGCCAGGGCATGGACGAATTGAGTCAGGATATAAGCTTTTACATATTCTTAACCTACGTGGAATAAAAGGATTAAGTAAAGTAGTTAATCGCTTGTTTATATAAGTTGAGTATTTATCAACCATTCTTGTGTGTTCTTTAACAAGTGATGAAACTAACAGCTTAATCCTTTCATTTCCTATAGGGTCACTCAGGCGTATATATTCTTGCCTGAAAGCTTCACGCTGAATACGTATTCTGTCTTCTTTAAGCCGTTGAGACTTTTTCCTTTTAGCTTCTATGCTAGCCATTGCAGCTCTGCGCTGTCCCTCAGGTCCAAACAGTTTTACACCTTGACAATTATTTGGACCTAAGCCTGTCCATGGCATTTTATCTCCATATCTAGCTTCAATCTCTCTGTTTTCCTGCTCTTCTTCAGATAATTCAACATGCTCTTCTTCCAAGGTAATTTTTTCAATTGCCTCAGATTGAGCCTCTTGAATATCCTCATCATCGCTTTTAATTTCATCGAGAAATTCAAAGAATTCCTTTTCGGTTAAGTCTCCATATTGCTTAATATCTTCCATGCCACTTAAATAATGACTTGATTATATCTTTTCCAGCTTGCTTGTTAAGCAATCCAAAATATGCAATCGCAAGCATGAGCCTTGCTATTTTATGCAATACCCAGGCCAATAGATATATAGGGAAATAAAGTACACCTACGCATCTCCATAAAAATTTAAGCACCTTTTTCATCTTCTTCCTTTTTAACCATTATTGTTTCTACTTTTTCTCCCTCTTCTACTTGTTTTAACTCAAGATAGGTTCTATGAAAAGCTTCATCACCTATCCTTTTAATAAAAGTTCTAAGTGTAGAAGGATATTCGCTTGCATTTATAGTCTTATCGACTACTTTCGCGTAAAGAGCAGCAAGAGCTTTAGGTCCAAATACCTTTTTCTCCTGTAGTCTTTCGATGGGACCTCTTTTGAATTGAGCATCTGGATGTTCATTCATAATCTTCGTACGAGTTAAGTGCAAGTCCTTAATCAAAGCCTCAATATGCTTTTCAAACTGAGGCATTTGAATAATATCAATAACTTTCAAATCTTCCAGCTTCATTTTTATAAGTTTTTAAGTTGTTGTTTATAATACTTTTCTTGCATATCGAAGTGTCTCTTATATATATGCAAATCATGAGCAAAATGGTAATAAGTGCCTATTGGCACACCGAGCTCATCTGCAACTAATTGTTGAAGCTTTGTCCAACAATACTGGTCATTGCAAAAGCCATAAACCAAATCATTGCTTCGCATAGTTACACACATATCAAGAGTTCCTATTTGAGGCTTAATATCAAATCCGACTGATAGCGTACAAGGTGTATCATATTTATAGTCATCTTTTTCTTTACCATCAAATATAGTAAACCAAGCTTGACGAGTATCTTTATTCTCTTTAAGCTGTTCAATGCACTTTGCCAATTGGTGATTGCGAGTCCACTGCCATCCATAATTAGAATTGACAATGTTATCTCCACCATGCATTTTATCCCACATAGGAGCATGCTTTTTAATTTCAGCTACACTCCTATCTCCAGACATATACCAGGCATATTCGCGCTCTGCATATCGCTCGCTGAATTTACGCCATTCTGTTGTTATGATGCGTTGCTGAGGATTAAGTAAGTAAAAACCAACATTGTAAACAGCTTTTGTTCCAACATTAGTATTTACTCCTTGGCCCATAATAAAAGCATATAGGTCTTCAAAAGCCTCAGTAGCATTTTTATAAGCTATATTCATAACTATTTTACCCAAATTTGTTTAACACTCCAATCGTATCTTTGCAGAGATATTTTAAAAGTCTCAGCCTGTTTGTAGGTATTAAAGTATCTTAGTAATTTACCTACTGAGTCAAATACTCCATATTGCATTTTTCCCATACTAATCCCATCCTCCTATATTATACATCGATAACTCATCATCTTTAGGTGTTGTATTTCTAATAGCGTCAAGTAACTTTTTCTTTGATTCTCTACAGAGGTTATAGCCATAACCCTTATACCGGTATGAGCGCTCCCAAGTAGATATTGGAAAAGGAATTTTGTTGTCTAGTACTAAGCGCTTTTGATGCAAGTGCTCAAAAAAATCTCTATGATATAGTAGCATATATTCCCAATGCCATTTATCATCGCTGTCATCAAAAGGAAAATCTTCACTCTCATCAGCGGGCATACTAGTCACATTATCAGGAACTATCTCCTTGTAATATGCAAACTTAGTAATGGTAAAGTCGAAATTATTCAGAATATCTTCAGGCGTTCCAAATACTGATTCAATAAGTTCTACCCACATAGAACTGCCTTTTTCTTGAAAGGCACAAGCCTTGTTATTTCTATATTTAAAAGTCCATGTGCCCTCTTCAACTAAGCTATTAAAGTGTGCAACAGCCTCATCAAAATCAGATTGATTGTGAAAGAAAATATCTACATCTTTCACTTTTTCTCTTGAGAGAATGTTCTTAAAACAACCGCCAGCTATAAAGCCTTTATGACCTTGCATATATTGGTCTAAAAATCTGAGAAACCAAAAGTTTTCAGATATATTTTTTATATATTTATTCTCCACATTATTCGCAGCATCTGCTATTTTTTCTTTGTCTGTCATGCTATCAACTTATTAGTATTACTGTTATAAACTCTAAACAACAATTCTTCAGCTTCTTCATTCATGGCATTGCAAATACTTATTGCTTCTTCCATAGATAAGCCTGTAAGTTCTTCGTCATCATCATTTACTGCAATTTCGCCAGTTATAACTCTAACATCAAATAAGTTTGCAGAAGCAAAAGCCTTAGCAGCATCAAGAGCTTGTATACAAATATAATGTACAGCATCCCAGTATATATAAGACAATGTGCTTGTATCTTTTAATATATCGACATAAAGCTCTCTCAACTTTTCTGGCTTAAACCATCCATGCTCATCCATTCGTCTATATTCAGCAAGCCATCTGCCATATCCATTTGTGGCCTTAAATCTGTTGGCATAAACAGCCACAAATCTAAGAAATTGGTCTGTATAAACGACTTGTGGAATTTCAACTGTTTTCTTCTTGAGCTGTTTCATGTGCTTAAAGTTTATATATTCTCGCGCGTTCTAGAGCACGCCTATCATTCCATTATTATTCAATCATTCATGTACTTAAAGCGCGATATTGCGCGCGAGAATAATGTGAAAATCAATCCTTAGTATGACCCAGTAGACCCGAGTGCTCCATCACCACGCTCGGATGAACGGCTGAAAAGCTCTGACTCAGAAACTTCTTCAAGGCCTTCATACGATACAGGCACAAGAATAAATTGTGCTATTTTCATACCTGGCTTAATGTGGACCTTGGCTTTGCCGACATTAACAACATGTATATGAATTTCACCTTGGTAATCTTCATCTACAATCTTGGCTCCGAGGATAACGATGCTTTCAAATGCTTCTGCTTTCGGTGTTCTACCAGCTCCAAGGCAAGCCCATTTAGAAGTTACAACTCCTGATTTATCGGCTGCCATAAGCATATATCCTTCTGGAATTTCCATCTTAATACCTGATGGTATCAAAACATCAGTTCCTGGATTTACGATAAAGCCTTTGTTATTTCCAAAGTTAGGAACGAAAAAATCAATTCCTGCTGCTTTACCAGTCCCACGAACAGGGGACTTTACATTTCTTATTTTTGCAAATTTCATGACTACATCATTTTAACAAGTTCCTTAGCTGCTGTTTCTACGGCTCTAGCAAGTCTATGTTCAACTTCTGGACTTATAAGGCTGTAAACTCCTTCTTTTTCAAAAGCATCAGCCATGATAGCTCCAATTTTTGAAAGCTTAGGATTAGAAGCATTAATGCCATGCTTATTCATAAGTTCTTTATTGTACTCATACTTAATACCTCCTTCTACAGGAATAAGCTTGGCTATTTCTGCATGAGTATTTGACTTTCTGCTCGTAGGAACAGTGATAATAATCTCCTGATTGGTTGTCATGCACATATCTGTGCACATTTCCATTACTTCATTGAAGTTGCGCTTAAACTCTCTTGGAGTTACTGAAATTAAACTTTTCATAATGACATCAAATTAGCAATTAAGTTCGACATATCTGTTACATTAAATCGTCATCGAATAAACTTGGTTGCTCAGTGGCTTTAGGAGCAACTTTTACATCTCCCGGCTTACGCTTTAATACCCAAAGAGTATTACGTGAAGCATCTGGGAACATAGGAGCCATTATATTGGCAATGAGGTTTGAGTCATAATACTCTTTAAGAGCATCAAACATTTTCTGCTGCCAATCATTCATCAGTGGCTTATAGTCTTTAGCCGAAGCAAATGTACCGAACTTCTTTACAATATCAAAGTGACATTTCAATATGCCTTCAAGCTCCCAATGGTCAAACTCTTGTACATCAACTCCGCGGCCATCGCCTGAATCATAAGTATGATTACCAGCCACTCCAACTGATGGGTCATAATTTGGAGTTGAAAGGTAATAAGTAGCATTGTTATTACCACAGGCCTTAAAGTTCTCAAGGAACTTATGAGCATTTTGTTTGCCTACGTGCTCAAGTACTTCAAATGCACAAACCTTATCAGCATTAAATTGGCCAAAATCCATATAATTTTTAACAAGGTCTGCTACATAAAAATGAGCCCAAGGTACATCTGCATACTTTTCAGCAGCTTGTTGAATTGTTTTTTCGCGAATATCAATACCAATATACTCTTTCTGCTTAAATTTGTTTCGGTATAACACCTCAAGTAAATTAGCAGCCCCGCAGCCAAAATCAATGATAGATTCACCTATCTTGGCTTCTTTCAAAATGTGAGTCCAACGCAAATAATGCGCAAACTGGTCTCTGTGGAATACATGACGCTCAAACGCCTGGTCTGGTCTGAGGTCTGTTGTGTTATAAACTTTTGCCATAATTATTTTTAATTTTATCTCTAAGTTCTTTATTATTTTTTTGATAGTTTGTTAATAGTCGACACAATGGCGGCAAATAATAAAGCCATATATACTAACAGTAGTAGCCCTTGTATACATTCACTATGCACATACATCATAATAAATATAGGCGAAATCATTACACATGCTATCACTATTGCTATAGGTGCAAGGCATAAACCTATTAAAAAATTTTTAATAAACTGCTTCATAATTATTTGTCATTAAAAATTTCTTTATGCTCTTCCAGATAGTCATTCATAGAGCCCATGTAAGCTACTGCATCAAGAAGATTATCCTCTTTGTGCGCATAAGCCTCACGTGATAACTTAAGAGCTATCATAGCTCTATACATACCAGCAGTTGTTATTTGCTGGTCTTTAGGCGACATCAAGTTATAAAGAGCTGCCGCTCTTTCCATTGATGCCTTAAAAGGCCCGTACTGACGCTCTTTTTCCTCTGAGCGCTCATTCACAATCTGATTTGCTTGTTCTAATATATTACTCATGATTTAAAACTGTTTATTATTTTATATTTTAACTCTGGATTATTCTCAAGCATTTCATTATTCTCTTTTAACAGTTTAAGTATCTCGCCCATTACAGCATTGATTTTAGTTCTGCTTTTAATCTTTTTGCATCAGCACCTCTAAATGTTTGTGCATTTGCCAAGAAGTATCTAACAATATCTCCTGCAGTATCATAAAGATACATAGCATTCGGGTCTGAAGTGTCAAGTGTTAACATTGCCTCTAAATAAGGCACTGCGCCAAAATATACATTAAGCCATGTTGACTTTATATCTTTGGCTATTTGCTGAAAGGTTCTTTTCTTGTCCATTTTATTATCTTTATTTAGATATGCGAATATACTAATTTTCTCCGAGAATAGAAAATTTTTTCATTATAAAATGCACTCACTTAACACTTCTTAACTTGGCCAGATTTTATTGCTCTTCTGGATATTCTATTTGCAGTAATTCTTTGCAAAATTGAATAACTTGCTCATAGTTATTATACACAGTTTGAGTAATAATTCTCCGCTGAAATATTGTTAGCTTATTTTTAATAATAAATTTATTTATGTTAAGAGAGAGAGTTTTATCATTGCATCTTCTTTTATCTCCTAACTGAATAGCTAACTGAGCATAATGAATACATTTCTTTATATCCTGCGCTCCATTTTTAGCTCTATACCTGCTAATATATTTTATAATACATCCTTGTATAAAAGAGCATCTTAAAGCAGTTATAAGCTCTATTGGTTGCATAGCCATATCTTTATAATGGCTACCACCTATTTGTACATCTGTTGCTTTCATATCAATATACTTTACGTTTACGATTATCTGGTATATACCCGTTTGCCACTCTCAATTCATCCATAAACATAACAGAGTTGTAATGCTTAGGAAATTCTTTTATCACCTTAAAGCTTGCTGTTTTGTCTTTCACAAAGCTATTATCATCTACAGGCTCTACATATCCAAGCTTTACAAACTTATAAAGATATGCGGTTTCTGAGTTTCTACCTGGCTCTTTACCAAGCAGAATTTCTTTTGAACTTACTACTTTGCCAACATTATCGTTAACAAATTTTATCATTTCCGGAAATACCGGAGTTTGCTTTCCATTACGTCCCATATTACATAAATTTTTTATATTTGTCAATTTTTGCTTTTATGCTATCCATTAAGGCATTTTGCTTTTTATCTTTTGCTTTAAGTGCTCTGATTACATCTTCATCATGAGTGCCTTGCAATATCAAGTGATTTATAACAACATAATTTTGCTGTCCTTGTCGATATAATCGAGCATTAAACTGCTGATATAATTCAAGACTCCATGTTTGCCCAAACCAAACTATTATACTGCCTCCTGCCTGAAGATTAAGTCCATGACCTGCTGATGCTGGATGCGCCAACATAACTTGTATTTTGCCTGCATTCCAGTCTTCAATATCTTTATTGTTTTTAAGCTCTCTTGGTTTATATTTTTTAAGATACTCAACAATTCTATCTCTATCAAACTGATAAGTCCATGCTACAAGCACAGATTGGCCATTTGCATCTTCGATTATTTCCTTAAGAGCTTCAAGCTTAATATCATGAATTGGAAACACATTTCTTTCTTCATCATATATAGCCCCATTAGCAAATTGAAGTAATTTATTTGAAAGGGCAGCAGCATTGACTACATTTACTTCTACCGGCTTTTCAACAAATACTGAATTGCCATTTTTGTCTTCTTGCTCAACAGTTTCAGTAGCACTTATTAAGTCAAGCACTTTATTCTTTTCAAAGTCATCATATTGCTTCTTTAGAGCTTCAGGCATTCTAAGCTTTATATAGTTATCTGTCCTAAATGGCATTTCAAGATAATCATCGGCTTTCATGCTTATGCAAATATCCTCTATTTTCTTATGTATTAGATATTCTGAGTCACTCATCAAATCGTATGAATATACGACATGACCATTTGTTTGACCTGGCCGAAAATACCTTTCTCTATATCTGGATATTGTCTTTTCAAGGCGCTCGCCTCTATCCATAAGATATATTTGAGGCCACAAATCAATAAGTCCATTTGGAGCAGGTGTACCAGTTAGTCCTACTAGCCTTTTAAGATAAGGTCTTGCGCCGCGTAATGCCTTAAAACGCTCTGATTTATAAGACTTAAAACTGCTAAGCTCATCAACTACTACCATATCAAAAGGTAATTTGCCTCCACCATATAAAGCACAAAGCCATGCAACATTATCTCTTGATATGATATAAATATCAGCTTTTGTTTCCATAACAGCTGCTATTCGCTGTTTAGCAGTACCTATAATCTTAGAAAAGCGCAAATGCTTTGTATGTTCCCATTTCTCTGCTTCTTCTTGCCAAACTGACTCAGCTACTCGCTTTGGTGCTATGACTAACACTGAGTTAATCTCAAGATAGTCAAACATCAAATAGTTTACAGCTGTCAGTGTTGATATGGTTTTGCCAAGGCCCATATCTACAAATACACCACAAAATGGATGCTCGATTATATGCTGCACGCAAGCTAATTGGTATTTATGTAAATCTGTTTCTTTCATCTTTTGTTACTGTTAAATATAGCTAAACAAGCTAAACCAAACAAAGCACCTATTATAAATGCAACTATGTTACTTATCATAAATTATACTATCTATAAATTGTTCAACGCCTTTTATCGTATCTATTACTTCAACTCTAAAACCCAAAGCTCTAAGCTTATTGTGCATATATGCCTGTATGCGTTTAGGCTTTCGCCCAGTTGTTTTTAATTCCACAAAAACTATTTTATGGCCCGGAAATAAACACATTCTATCTGGTAAGCCTATAAGTTGGTCGCACAGCAGTTTTATGCACATGCCACCATTTATTTTAACAAGCTCAACCAATTTGCGCTCTACAACTTTTTCACTGTCTACTGTCTCTTTCTTCATAAGTTAAATTTATTGAACTTACAGTTACTCCTAGTATTTGCAATGACTGATTAAGCTTATCTTTAAGATTTTTCTTGAATTGAGCTACATCATTGCAAGCATTCTCTTCTGTTACATGGTTTTCATCATATTTTATTATTCTTAAAGAACCATCGGAGAATTTGCATACAGCTCTTAGTATTATATATTTCATAACCTGGCCATATAAATGTTATACTCACACTTATCCAAATTAAATTCCAGTTTGTCAACACAAAACTTTTGGCCGTTGTATATAACGACCGTTTTGACAGATGGAATATGTTCTATATTTCTTGTTACAAGAAGCACAGAATTACGGTAATTTCCGTATTGCGTTTTATAAAAATTTGCTATCATAATAAGCTATCTTTACGTTTATAGTATTTTTGTTTACCATATAAAGGAAAGTTCTTAGTGGATGCTATGACTTCCCATTCAGGCAATGACCTAAGAATTTCATTAACCTCTCTGGTATTATATCTTGACATTTCTGTCTTATCTTTGCCAAGGCACTCACACCATACTTCAGCAATGCAGACAAAGTCTTTTTGTACTGTACCATTTTTAGACAATGGGTCTTCAAGCCAACGTCTTCTGTCATACAGGTCCATTTTGTCCCAATCATCTGGAAATTTAGTATTAAGATATTCTTCGATAATACCTTTTCGCTCATCTGCTTCTGAGTGTTTATGTTGCTCAATCTTAGCAATTATATCTTCATCACCAACAAGGTATAAAGGCTCTTTTGCCAAATATAACTGATATGCTTCAGCCCATATTTGATTTACTTCATCTTGCGTAAGGTCATCGTTTACAGATTTTGTGGCATATTCTGGTCTTACATCTATAGGCATAAATCGCCTATTTCCTGTCGGGTCACGTAAGAAGTCTTTGTTATTAGTGGTACCAAAAAATACACATTGACGCTTATATGTTTCTACTGTTCTACCATACGCCGGCCTGAACATATCTTCTCTTTTTGATATGTAGTGCTTGATTGACTCTACTTCTGCTTTCTTAAGGCCTGAAAGCTCTGCCATTTCAATCAGCCACGCCCCTTGTATCTGTTCAAATGACTCCTTGCCCTGCACAGTCGTGAATGTATCTGAGAACCATTCCATGCCGAGCTTTTTAACGAAAGTACTTTTATATGTTCCTTGTTCTCCGACAAGTATAAGCGCTGTGTCGAACTTAATACCTGGCTCGAATACCCTCGCAACAGCCGCCGCCAACGTCTTCCTAATGGCGGCTCTAGTATAAGCGTTATCTTCTGCCCCAAAATAATCGATTAGCAATGTATTAACTCTCGGTATACCATCCCACTTTTGAGCGCATATATACTCTCTTATCGGATGGAACTTTTTCTTTTCAAATTCAAGCGCAAGTGCATCATCCACTTTTTGACTTGACACAATGCCGTAAACACACTCAATGTAATTACGAACACCAGAATAGTCAACATCACGAAGAGGCTCCACAGTATCGACTTTACGCCATGGTAACGAACGTGTAACATATCTTTTATTATCAAAAATGTTTAGCTTAAATACATCTTTTAAGAATTGGTCATGCTGAATTATTATATTCAAGTTATTGGCAGAATTATCATATTCGCCTTTTGTATTAGCATCAAGCTCTTCTGTCCATGAAGTATCATACTCTTCAGGAACTTCTGCTTTTGCTTCTTCCGCAAACTCGAATTTAGCTTCAGCAAACTTTTCTTCAGCAATATGCTTTTTTGTTGTAGAGTCCTTAGAAGCAAATTCTTCCATTGCCTTAAAGCTCTTTTTATCTTTGTCTTCTTTTTCTTTGCCTGTATCTAAATGGCCAAATTTATGTATGCGAACTAAGTCAAATGCATTACATAGTCTACCTCCAGCAGGGTCTGTTCCATGATGAGAATATGCAAATTTATCATCATAGACTATTAAGCCCGCAGCTGTAGAGCCATTTATATACGTATATCGCCCTTCTCCAGCTGGTGTATATACATCTGAAAGAAAAGTCTCAATAGCTTCTTGTATAGTATAAGTACGACAGAAAACACCAATTATGCCTTTTTTATCTTCTGGGTCTTCTTGCTTTTTGATAGCTTGCATTATTACATCTGTGCTATCTGTAGCAGTTGGCCATTCGCTCGTATCATGCCAATCATCATATAGCCCAAGAATATAATCAGCTTCAAGGAAAGGTCCGTCTTGAAATTCAAAGTAGTACTCCATATCTGATGATACAGACGGCCAGAACATAAGTCTATTTACATCAAAAGTCGACTGGTCAAACAAATCAATGTTTAGGTCTCCAGCGACTTTTCGAGCAATAGCTTGATATTCTTCTTGTGATACTTCTCTATCAAGTGGAATTATCAATCTATGCCTTGGCTTTGTGGCACTCGACTTATGAGTTGAGTGTATAACTGCTGCACAATCAAATAGCATTGTAAAGTCCCACCAAAAGTTCTCGTGAGAAAAGTCAATATCCAATGTAATTAACTGGCGGTAAAGTACATTTGTTTTATCACGCCTACCATTTGTAAGAAATCCGCCTACAAATCCGCCTACGTCTTTTATCTTACTTTGCTCTTCTTTTGTGGCACTCATAAACCGCTTATATGTTTCAGCGGTTACTACAGGAGTAGATAGCTTTTGTACTAGAGCATTCCAAGTAATTTTTGTATTTTTCCATACCTTACTTGCAACGTTTAGTCCAACTGCTATGCTCAAATTTTCATCGTATTTCAATTTATCTACTTGCATAAATACTAATCATTTTTGGTAAAAATCCATAACTCCTCCATCTGCATTAAGTGGAAGGTCTTGTGCCCACAAAGGTGGAGTTGACATGATTTTTACCAAATTATCATACCATAGCTGAGCATTCTCTTCTGGAACCTCTGTTATAACTTCATCGTGTATTGAACCCACAATTCCATATCCAGCTTTTTCCATTCTAAGCATAGCATCACCTAACAAATCTCTTGATACAGCTTGAACTATATTTTCTGTTAATTTGCCGCCATAGGTGTCTATGCTTATCCATTGTTTTGTTGTCTGGTCGATGCCTCTATAGCACAAACTTCGAATTGGAACTGTAGAACGGCCTATTTTCTTATCTTTGAATTCAGGCTTATAATAAAATAGTTTTCTGCCTACAGGCAATTCTATTGTCATAAATTCACCGTCACAATCAAATATAACATTTTTACTAGTGCACTTAACGGCTCTGTGGTATCTTACTGCTTCTTTAGAAGCCTCATCAATCTCTTTCCACATATCAACTATATTAGGATTGGCCATGCGCCATTTTCGTACGAGCGACATCATTTCTGTGTCTGAAAGACCCATTTTATCACCGCCCATGCGCTTTAATGCGCCAAGACCTCCTTCATAACCTAATGCTAATTCGGATATTTTTGACTTGTCGCGAAGCACTGAGCCTTTTTTAATTTCAGACTTTGGTACTCCAAACATCTTTTCTCCAGTTGCTTCATAAATCTTACCGTCACCGTGAAATACATCTAATCGCCACTTTTCATCAGCGAGCCAAGATATAACTCTTGCTTCGATAGCTGAAAAGTCAGCAACTGCGTATTTCATACCTTGTGGTGGTATAAGTGCTGTTCTTACTAACTGAGACAAAATATCTGCAACATCATCATACATCATCTCAACCGACTCCCAATCACGTGCTCTAATCATTTCACGCGGTACTTCTATATGTGATACATGATTTTTTGATAAGTTCTGCAATTGCAATAGCCTACCTGCCCATCGTCCAGTTCTATTTGCACCATAGAATTGAAATGTACCACGGACTCTATGGTCTTTCATGGCACAATTAAGCATAGCATAATACTTCTTAATAGACGTTTTTGAGAGCTTTTTGCGTATATTAAGCAACTCGATAACATCTGGATAATCTGCAAACTCTTTCATTAAATCAGGCATTGTTTCCTTTGAAAGTGACATAACAACACATCCTGTTGTCTTTTCTATCCATTGCCGAATCTGTGTAGGTGAATTTGGATTTTCAAGGCCTGTTAGCTGTTGAGCATGCTGAGTTAATATAGAAGTATAAGTATTGTCTACCACGATAGCAGATTCTGCTAACTCCATATCTACCAAAATACCTCTATCGTTGATATTCTGGTCAAGCACGTACATTTCTCGCTCAATCTTTGGAATGATATAAGATTCTAATCTATGAAATATCTCGCGCTCAGCCAAGACATCATATTTATTATACTCTTTATACATTTCCCATTTCTCAGGAGCGTGCTTTGGATAATTCCGAGTACGCATGCCATTAACTCGAGTTGCTTTGCATGGGCATGAGAAGTATTTAATAAGTGCTTTACCAGTATCTAGCTTTTTATCTGTAAGATTAAGAGCCTTTGATACTCCGTCCAAAGAAAGTGGTAAACCACAATACGCAGCTTTTACAGAGGTACAATACCACTGTTCTGCTGGAACATTATATCCTATACGCTTAAAGCTCAAGCGCTCAAATACTGCATTATGCGCCACTTTTACACAATCCGGGTCAAGCAAAGCTTCTTCAAACTCTTCGGGCATTTCTTCACCTTGAGCCAAATCTACTATCTTTACCGGGCCATCGTCTAAAGCATATCCTACTATAAGAATTTCAAAGTCTGGTGACTCAATATACTTATAAGCTCCAGACTCTTTAATATCTACAGATGAATATGTTTCAACGTCTATAAAAAGATTTTTTGCCATTATTTCTTTATTTGATATTATAGAATTGTGGAATAGGCAGGACTCGAACCTGCATCTTGCTCTCGTTGTTTTTAAGTGGTACCACGCTGCTCTTCCATTAAGCTACTATCCCAATAGGAGTATAGGCGGGACTCGAACCCACATTTACTTGGTTTCCACAGACGGTTTCCGAAGTAAGTTTTACCATTAAACTACTATACTCATTGATGCAGAAAGGAAATTACATCATATCATCATCCTGAACAGCATTATCTCCACCGAAATCTTCTTCAGCTGTTGAGCCACCGGCCAACATCTCTCCATCTTCGAGCTTCTGGAGATTGTTCAATCCAGCAGCAATACCTTTGGATGAAACATTGAAAGCATAGAAGTTGATTGAAGCGCGGCCATAACAACCTGAATAGAACTCGTCTCTGCTCATGATTGGATTGAGTGAGCGGTCCACAATGCTCGGCTGACGTATCGAGTTTGCATTGATGAAATAGTGGTCTTCAAATGCTGGGTCATCTGGACGCTCTTCATCGCCATCACGCAGAGGCAATTTGAGGTTTGCTGGGATACGGCCATTCTTATCTGCGAGTTTTGCCTTACCTGCTTCTTTTGCAGCTTCTATGGCTTTCTTGATTTTGTCAATAGTAGCCGTATCGCTCTTAGGAATAAGAACGCAGATATTGTACCTAGGAGTATCGCCCTCATTCATAGCTGTGGGCTCGAACACATTTACATAGCAAAATCTTACTTTGCCAGTTATAACCTTGGTTGAATTTACTTGATTACTCATTGTCTTTTAATTTAAGTTGTTATTATTCTTTGAAATCTAGTTGTGCTTGAGCATATCCCATTGCTGGTCTCTTGTCTTCAAGAGGTACAAGAGTAGGTTTGCCTTGAGGTTTTACAACCACATCGGATAGAATTTCTTCAAAGCGCTTTTTGCCTACTAACTTCTCAATAGAAGTAATCGATTTAAGCTTCATATTGAAAATCTCATCTTCTGAAAGTTCAGGGCAACGTGCAAAAATTGCATTAGAAGCTTGGTCTTCGTCAACCCATTTGCGTCGACTAATTCCTTCAACTAATTTAAGCCCCGGCCATTGCTTATTCTCGTTAATCGCTTTAGTTTGTGCATATTCTGTTATTGAATTAGCCCATTCTATAAGCTTAGGCACACGCTTAACTATATCAGCAATCTCATCATCGGTTAACAACTCTGGGTCTGCAAATTCGTGTTGTGCAATTTCGAGTTGTTGCTCATAAAGCTTACGACATTGATTACGCACAGCACAAAATCTGCACCAATCTCCAGCATTAAGTTCTCCTTTACCTTCAAATGCAAGTTCAGCTCTTGGTCTAAGCTCCTCTTCTGCCCATTTACGAAGTTCTTCAACAGATATTTGCCAACTTGATATATTGTTAATGCGAGGCTGTATAATAGTCAATCGCACTTCCGTTATATCATACATTGTATCATATTTCTGCAAAGCTCCAAGTCCATAAAGCATAAGTTGCTTATTCCATTCAGCATATACTGGAACACCTTTTCCGTATTTTAAGTCAACGACCTCCATAAGATTATCATTGATAACAACACAGTCAGCTGTTCCAAAGCTTTCAGGCACATATTCTGTCAAATCGAGTTTCTGCTCAATTTCCATGACAGCTAACGGATTTTCAGTTTTTGCTTCAGCTAATTGTTCTGAGCAATAATCCGTATAGATAGGTACAACTTCAAGCATTTCCTCGCTGAACAAGTCATTTGCCATTATCTCTTCGAGCCTTTGGTCAAAGTCTTGCTCACTAATGCTATTAAGTGTATCTTTTCTCAGGTAAAGCTCTGAGAGCTCATGAGCTAATGTACCTTCTTCTGCATATACTGAAGACTTCTTTTCTCCGTATTCATCTTCAAGCTTAGCAGATGGAGTACAATTCAGCCATCTTCCTGCTCCAGAAGCCGAGAGGAGTGCATGACTCCTCTGGCTATGTTTCTGTGGTTTAGTACTACTTGTCGCTTGAGCCATATTCTTTTATCAATTTTGCCAAATAATGACATTGAATAGCACACTGAGCATAAAGCTTTGGATTTTCTCTGCGAAACTTCTGAGCTGCTTTTTGCAATTTCTTTGTACTTGACATAGTTACAGTGACTCTAAGAAGTTATACATTTCATCATACTTAGCTGGGTCAAGCTTTGTTACGCTTGGAGCTCCAAGTTCATTGAGTTTTTGCTTGATTACGTCGCGATGCTCATTGACCTTTTTTGCAAGCATTCCGCGGACGTCCTCAATGCTCTTAGAGGCAGAAGAAGCAGCCGGAGCAGCAGGTGCTGAAGGAGCAGGCTTGGCAGCGCTCTGAGTCTGGGCAGGTGCTGCAGGCTGGGGAGTAGGTTTTGCAGGAGCTGGCGTAGTAGGAGCAGGTTTAGAAGCCGGAGCAGCAGGTGCTGAAGGAGCAATAGCATTACCAAACAATGAAGTTAAAAACTTCTGCGTATTTTCAGACAGGTTTACGCTAACCTCAACAGAAATTTTAATGGTTTCCATTTTCGTAATTTTTAATGAAGTTATCTAAATAGTTAATAAACTCGTTTACTGTCATATCTGGTACGTTTGAGAGCTTCTGATGAATAAGTTCATTATTCTTATATATAGATACGTACACGCCTTTATAATTCAGTTTTACTTTGTATTCACCTTTAAGCATTGTCAGGCATCCGTCTTCGGATGAACCTTTCCAAGTATTTGCTGAAAATAAGTCAGTTACTAACACGCCAATATGATTGGCCAATCGCTCTAGCTGTATAACATCCAAATTGGCTTCGCCCTTTAACACACGGTCAAATGCCTGTTTCGGATATTTAACAGTAGGAAATAACACTTTCGCTAAATCTTCTGTATTTAGCTTGTAGTGCTCAATTACATTACCTATATTAAATTGTTGTTCCATATTTTGGTGAATTTTATTATCTTATTTTCGATATGCAAATATACAAACTATTCTCGAAAGAAAAAAATTTTCCATTATTTTTTGAGACTTTATTTGTTAAAAATAATTAAACAGCAATTTTAGTGCGGCTTTGAAATTGCTGTAAACAAAGAAACAATAAAAACAATGCCTCTATATATTTCAAACTTAATTTCTTAATTTCCGATTAACATTAAGGTTAATAAGAAATATCGACTTTTAATATGAAAAGATTTAATGAAATTATTGTTTCTTTGTTTACAGCATATATAAGTAATTGATTTTGAGCACTTTAGGTGTAAACAATGACTTGTTTATATTGTTTCTATTGTTTACCGCTTTATGAAGTATTTTGCACACAGCCATATAATTACTAAGGCTATGGCGGTTATCAGGTATTCACCAATATTAATTTTTATCTTTTGCCATTTAGTAAGCCGAGCTTCTACAGGGTATGCAACTTGAATTGTATCAACTTTTTCTCGCCAGAGAGTATCATGCTTTTCTATGTATTTATACAAGTATTTATATTTACTGAGATACACGGTATCGCCTTTGTGCTCTACATAGATTGAATCTCTATGATATATGCTATCAATTTTGGTCTGAGATAAGTAAGTAGTATCTCTTTTCGTTGTTTCCACGGGCACATATTGAATTGACTTACAGCTATATAATATAGTGGCTAAAAATATAAGTGTAATTATTCTCGCTAATTCTCGCATAATCTTTGAGTTTTATTTGTTATTATTCATATTTAATATAAAAACCATTCTCGCACATAAGAAATTATTGCGAGAATGGTTTTTATGTGCTTCAGAGGTCTTTATACTCATACTTAGCATCAAAGCTGGGACATGCCTTAGCCGCAAATTCTCTGTGTCCATGAATAGTAGCATTTGGGTATTTTGCCTTTAAGCTTTTCAGCAATTCGAGTAAAGATTGCTTTTGAGCCTCAGTGCGCGTATCTTTAGGAGTTTTACCGTCTTTAGCAACGCCTCCTACATAGCATATTCCTATAGAATTTGCATTTTGACCTGAGCAGTGGGCTCCAACTACACTTTCATCTCTGCCTTTATGAACAGAGCCATCGAGCTCAATTACATAATGATAACCAATATCTTTCCAATGATTACCATTCACATGCCAATCTCGTATGGTCTCAGTTTTAACATCTCGTCCTTCAGGAGTAGCAGAGCAATGGACTATGATTTTATTTATCTTTCTCATTTAATGCTAGCAATTGGCTTATTTTGTCTAATATCTCATGACCTTGTTCGGCAGTGGTAGCTCGCACAATCTGCTTAACTATATCAGGTACTTCTGCAGCATGAGCTTTTTTACGTTTGCTATTTTCAACCACAGATTTACCCTCAATATATATAACTGCAACAGTACATAGAATTGTCGCAAACGGTACTATATAGAATGATAACAAGCTTCCCAGTATATCAAACATAAGAGCAAAAAGCATTAGCCTTACATAATCGCCTATCTTCGTAACAGTTCTACGAAAACCATGCGACATAAGTGCTTGGCCTAATGCTTTTGCTGTAGTTGTTCCACTCCAGAAGTCCACAATACTACTAACCACCATGAAAAACCAGCAAACTAGGACTATGCCAACTCTAATAGCTATGAAAAGCATGAGGGCATCGATATTCTTGGCTTCAATGAGTTCTAGCATAATCACACAAATTTTTCCCAGTTAATACTTATGGCTTTGCCAATAGCATCAGCAGTCCATCTGCAGAAAATCATTCCCTCATAGCCATCAGGGTCATTTGCTACTTTATAAGCAGCTCTGAGGCATGATGCTTCATCTTTTAGAGGGTCTGGATAGAGGTCTGCATAATACATATTAGCAAGATATGTTGCATCTCCGTGTGTTACATGGCTAGGAATTGTCAAGCCAAGGCTTTCCATAGACTTTTTGACTTGAGAAGTTGTCCATGTGTGCTGTTGGCCATTTGCATTTTCCATCATTTTACTTACATGCTCTGCAAGTGCGTCTGTAAAATGGTAGCCGTGTTTTTTAACATACTCTGAATATCCTTTTGCGGACATAAGAGCATTAGCTGTTTGCTCATAAGGCAAATCAAATTCTACCTTATGCTCACCGTGTGGAGTAGCTATTCTGCTTTCTACTACCACGTCTTCATCATCTTCATGCTCTTTATCGTGATGGTTGCATGAGTGATGTTTTACTATGATACATTTCAATCTGTGTCTCATATTAGCTCATTTTCTTTATGAAGTCAGACATCATTTTCTTCAGCTCGTCTACTGAGCCTTTAACACCGGTTACAGTTTCCTCAATAGCGCTAAAGCGCTTTTCGGTTTCCTGCTTCTCTTTATATACAGGGTTGAGTTCAGCAAGCAAAGAGGAAGATTTTTCAAGCACTTCTTTCTGATGGTCTACTGAGGCCAATACTTGTTCAGCAGTATTCTTCATAGCCTCAATTTCACTTGCCAAGCTCATCTTATCTGTAGACAAAATAAGATTGCCAGCATAAGTAACTGAAAGGCTTTCAGGAATTACATAAGTTGCTGTTTTCCCATTTGCCTCAATGGTAATATCAATCACCATTTCAGTCTTTCCAGTTTTCTGGTTCATCTCCATGCGAGGAAACGGCACCTGAACTGCTTTGCCTTGTGTAAGGCTCAAATCCTGCTTATTGAGAATGTATACAGGATAATTCTGCTTAATATCTTTGAATAGCATAGCTTTATATATTTAATTTGAACGAATGCAAAAAGAGAGTGCCCGAGAAGGTATAAAACCTCCTCAGGTACTCTCTAATTATTTACGTAGTAGTCGGAATAGTTACTGTCAGAGAACTATTGATTGCATAGCAATTGGATTTTCCGCATACTATTTTAATCAGACCCTGAGTCATTCCGAGCTGAGCGATAGTGACAGATGCAGGAAGTGTCGTTATACCCTGGAATGCAACCATGAAGCGCTCATTGATTACTTGCGTCTCAGCCTGACACTTGCAAGCATTAGGCGTAGTAATCGTGATAGTTGCTACAATAGGCACGAATACAGTTGTTCCATTAAGAACAGGTGTTTCATTCCTATAGGTAACAGTCGCAAATGGCTGATTGGTAGAAGTTGCGCAAACGCAGCGACACAGTTTCTCCTTGAATGTGGCCAAGAACGCAGCTTGATTTGCCACAGGAGCAGCGGCTAAGCCTACCGGCGATAATGTAACCATAATCTTTTAAGTTTAATGGTTAAACATTACTGGCCACAGCCACATCCGCAGCTATTGCCACAGCCACATCCGCAGCCGTAATTGCCGTTAAGACGATTAAAGCGCTCGTTAATCAGATTGTTCTGACGCTCCTGAGACAACTGGAATTTAAGGTCCTGAATTTGTAGAGCCTGCTCATCTTTCCAGTGATTATTCAGCGTATCGATAATGCGCTGAGTGTTATCCTTGCCGGCATTGAGAATGTCGCAAGTTTGGCGCTGTGTCTCATATGCGGAAGATGCAAATCCCTGAGTGATTGCAAAACCAAGGTCACGCTGACCATTGCGAATTTCAGCAGTGTCCTTGCAGTTCTGAAGCTGAATGTCAGCGCGGAAGTCCGCAATCTGACGCTGAGTCTGGCAGCAGCAGTTCTGAAGAGCCTGGATAACATTGCAATCACCGAGGTTAACTGCGTTGATAACGCGCTCAGCAGAGAAGCCAACCTGGCCGGCAACCTGCTGGATAGCAGCCTGAACGTCGCAGCAGCACTTCTGAAGAGTGTTGAAGTCAATGTTAAGCGTCTGAGCCAGCTGGCTAAGAGCAAAACCATTGCCCTGGATGGCGGACTTAATACAATCAGCATTCTGGTTGTCCTGCAACTGAGTGCGGATAGCATTGAGCTGAGCTTGAGTTTCAATACCCTGAGTAGCAGTACCTGCACCATCCCCACCAAAGCCAAATCCGCCGTTGCGGAACAAAGCCAAGAACATAAGGTAAGCAAACGGATTGTTCATCCAGTTGTTCATACCTCCGCCCATCATGGCGGCCATCGGGCCCCAATCATCTCTACGGTTATTACCGTTTGCCAGGATGGCAGCTGCGAGCGCGTTGTCGTTGTTATCGCGGTCGCAACAATAGATTTTTTCTACAGTTTCTCCCACAATTTTGAAGAATTTAGAAATTTGTTAAACAATAAAGTTAATTATAATATTTCTTGCAAGAAATTATTTTCTAAATAATGCCGCCAAAGTTATTGTTGTAAATACTAAACAATGCGTTTTTAAACTTCCGGAACGAAAAGTTTTTGCATCACGCAATCGCCACGCCGTCCGCCCTCATTCCCGCCCAAATATTGAACGCAAACATTACTACTAACGCATAAACAAAACCTTTTGTCGGGGTTACATACCCAAATAACGGGCTAACCGTGGAAAAATGGCAATTATACGCCATTGTTCCCAATTAAAAATTCTTTCCATATTAAAAATGATTTAAACGCGTTCCGTCACTTGGTCTTACACTTGTACCGTCTGCATTATCATAACCAACAATAAAATGGAATCCAACCAATTGCCCCGAAACTATTCTACCATTAAACGTTAGATATTTTAATTTTGACGACGGCGAAAACTCGTTACAATCGCAATAATTATTATTATAGTTCTTATCAATTGTATCTATATGTAATATATGCGCTTCTTTGCCTAATAATAAAGAACTAACACACATTATTGAAGCTGAAAATTTAAATGTTCCCAACTTTTTATTTTCCTCTGCTATATTATTAGTTAGATATGGATTTTTTTCGTAATAATATGTATTATTATATATACGCCAGTGATTATCTCCCTCGTGTCCCGGCACATATTCACCTGTTATTTCACACATTAAATTAACTTGGTCAACAATTTTATATATATGGCCATAAAAATTCTCTATTCCTCTATAACTCATTATTGGCATCCAAACATCGCCCCATTTTGTAAATTGGGTTTCTGTACCTGCTCCGGTTGATTCAATTGGCACATTTATCATCCTATAATATACTTCGCCACTTTTATTACCTAATACATTAGTAACCCCGCATGGTAAACAAGATATTCCCCTTTGTGGCGCAAAGTATTTTTCATAAGAATTGTAATCGGGATAAACTGTTGCTCCTTTTCCCAATCCACCATCAGATATTGCCTTTTGAATGTTACGTGTTTTATATTCAATTTGGGCTAATATCCAAATAGTTTTCTGCGTGTCATACAAATCCATAAATAAACCAATTTGAGTATTTGCTAAATTTCTGCAATCTTCTCTATTGACATTTGCAACTGGTATGCCTAATTGGTTTCTTGAATAATTTTGAGATTGCGGGTCATTCTCATTGTCTAAACTTGCATCATTTGTGCCACCTCTAAAATTTTGTGCATTTGCACCAAATCCATTTCTTAATGCTGTTTTTTGAGTTCCCAAAGAATAACCATTTCCGACAACATACGTGTTTTTATTCTCTATGCTTATTTCTTCTTCATTTCTTGAAAATAATGTTGTACATACAGATGCTAATCTATTAGTTGCTCTATTTACAGTAGCCTCATAAGCCGACGTATATCTTTTTCTCGAAAATTCAAAATCAGGCAAACCCTGATCTGATATTTTTAGCCTAATTTTTCTAACTCCGCCAACTTCTTCTTCTTCGCATTTGTAGAAAAATTCCGGAATTTCAACCATTACATCGCCGTCACTTCCATTCAAAATAGCTGCTCCACCCGTTGCCTTTTCTTCTGAATTATCATCACTAAGATAATATTGCAATATGCCATCTTTCGTTACACATCTTCGCATTTTATTTTGAATAGGTAATTCTATATGCAAATTTTCATCTCCATTTGAATTTATTGCAATTACATTATCCGGGTTACTTTCTTCACCCCATTCTACACCATACCATTTAGGCGGCAATCTGCTTTCTATATATTCTTGTCTTAATTGCTGCTCTCTTTGTTTTCCCTCAATTTCCCATATTGCTGCCTTTATTACTTTATCTGTATCTACTATTTTATTCTCCAATATATCTATTTTTTCCTGCTGTTGATTAACAACATCTATTATTGCAGATAAAGATATACCATCACTTATTATTAATGCTTTTTCATCATTGTTACTTGCGCTGCATCTTATATAATATGTATTTTCAGGAATTAACGAAATAGGTATTTTTGCTTCTTCATTTCCCAATGCTTCGCCCGAATATGAACTAATAAATTTTCTATCTTTATCATAAAAAGAACATATTGAAACACTTGTTCCGCCCTCAAATCCTCGTACAATTATACTACTTTTTTTAAATGGTATATAATTAGTACATTTATATATCTGATTTCCTACTACCGAACCATCTCTTTTTGAAACAAATTTTCCTTTTTCAACAAATAAATCACTTATTACAAATCTATTATTTATTAATTTATATATTTCGTGAAAAGAAAATGAATTGTTTATAAATCCACCTGTATTTTTTGAACTTGTACACCTTATATATACTGCATTTTGCGGTATATCTTCTTGATTTGCTACAATATAAACATTCCCATAACTTGTTGTATTGTATCTTGATATATAATTATAATCACTATCATAAAAAACCAATGCCGACGTACTTGTTTTCCCTTGAAACCCTCTTAATATAATTGGATTATCTTTATTTATATTAATATAGTCTGTTGAAATATAAGAATTATTATCTATAAATTTGCCCGTCCCATTTTCAATATATCCATCGTATATAAAGAAATTTCCCAAAAAATCTCTACCACAATCATTTTTACCGATTGAAATAATATCTATTTCACTATATCCTATTATGTATGGTACAATATCATAATTTGGATTTATAGTCAAGTTAAATCTTATATAAGCGGCATTGTCTGTTTTTTCTTTTATATCTGAATATTTTACATTTATAATACCCGTATATTCTTCATTATTGGTATATATGCAATTATAATATTTATCATAAATTGCGTATAAACAAAAAGACTGTGTACCAATACAATATGCCGAAACATCAAATTTTTCACTTATAGGTATATAATCACTTGCACAAATTGTATCAATTGTTTGGCCTGCAATACCTGTGTTGTTTCTTATTCCAACTCCTTGATAATAAGGAATATTTAATGTGTTTATTTTAGATAATACGTTTTGATTTTTCTCTTTTATTAGTACATAGGCATCAAACAATAAATCTACATCGCAAGTTAAACGAATGTATTTTGCATCGCTTGGTATATTGTCAGTATTTATTTCTATATGTTCATTATTATTAGTTTCAAAAGATGATATATATTGATATGATTTATCATAAAAAGCGCATCCGGAATATGTAGATGAATTATATACATTTGCAATTATTATACTGTTTTGGTTAATAGGGATAAAATTTGTACAATAATTTGTTTCATTATGAACATACAGACCATTAGATTTTAAAATACCACCTTGTATTGTAAATGGTGAATCAACAATTTCTTTTTCAATCCACGAATTAACATTATTAAATGTATTTCCTAAGTATTCATATATATGCATAGAATTGCTTGTAAGAAATTGAATTTTAACCCCACGAGGCTTATATAGGTCTTTTTCATTTAATACATTAATTGCTGTTTGCAAATCGTAATATAATGTTCCGTCAATACCCTCATTTGGGTATAAAGATGAAACATTATATACATTACTATTTTTTTTCAATAGTGAAACATCTGTATATGTAGGTATATTGGTATTTATTCCAACCCATTGACCATTATTATTTTTAAATACAACAATGCGGTCTTTTACCTCATAATTATCGAAATTTACATATATTCCATTTTCAGATGAAATATAAAAAACATTTTGGTCGTATGTTCCGGGATTGGTCTCCGGCGTCGCTATTCCTGCAAAAGTTGAGTTTGCACCAATAACACTTATTATATTATTGAGTACATCTTGAAGTAACTGACCAGTAATTTCCTGGTTATTATTAGTTTTAATAACGGCTGAAACAGCTGTTTTTAATTCAGTATAATTTGCCATATCATAAAGTCTTAAAATCGTTACTGTAATCATTATTAAAGTCTCCGCCAAGCAATTCAGGCTCATAGCCTCCGATATTGGCAATCACGGTATCTGTTTCAAACTCACACTCAACTGCGGCTAAATCTCCTTGGTCTTCCCATTCAGGCTCCATGCTAAATGTAGTTAAATCATAGGTTTGCAATTTACTCGTGATTTGTTTGTTTTCACATAGCCTTACAATCCTAAGAGCATCACATAGATATTCAGGAGCTATAAATGTGAACTTATAAATCTTTTTACTTACTTGGCTCTCAATAAAAGTATAGCCCATCCGCTCAGTGGCTTCTTCTTCAAAATCATATTCAGGCTTACCAATCTGTGTATTCAAATAGCACCTAAATTTGAAATTATCAGAAAAGTCTACTATGCCATTTTTAAGTTCAAAGTTATATGAATTGTAATACTCAAGAAGTAAATAGTCGTCTACTTTATTAGTTACAGTGAATATATCAGAATATATAGTTCCTAAACCTGATATTGAAATAGCTAAATAATACAAACCTTCATGCTTTATTTCAACTATAGGAAGAGTACCAGGATATTTAAGAAGCTTAAAGTTAGTATATGACTTAATAACTAAGCCATTTTCTTTCATACTCGTTGTTATAGTAGTATATGCCCCCGTATTGAAATTATACAATCTCACCCAATTTATAGCTGTTCCACTGGCAAGAACTACTTGAAAAGGCAATAACATATTCTTATAGGTTATTAGCGGATAAACCTGGCCAAAAGCATAATCTTTACAATGATTTTGCAGTGCAAGATTATCGTAAAAAGGCAATGGCGATATGTTATTATTCACTAACTTCATACTGCTAATTTACAAATAAAAATCTATATAAGAAAATTTCTTAATAATTTTTAACACACAGCTTTATTGAGGCACATAAAGTAATCTTACTTTAGCATGGCGAGTATTTACATTGACAGAAATCTCATCTATTTTGCCATTTCCTATAGTGGTTTTAATCAATTCAAGTTCATCCAAATCTTCTTCAGTAGGAAATTCTATAGTATGCTTCATACACATTTTTACACCATTCGCATATAAATCTCCAAGCACATTACAGTCAAGATTTGATGCAGGCATATCATACATATAAAAGCGCACAAGATATGCCCAAGCTGCATAGAAATTCTGAATTACAGCATTATATGTATCACCGTTTTCATCTACCAACCGTGTTTCAACTATGGGCAATTCTAAAGAGGAGCCATTTTTAACAGGGCATAATAATGCAAAGCCATCATCTGAGAAATTAGATGGGTTAAATAGCATATAATCCACGTCAGATGAAAACTGGCTTATATTTATTTCTTCTGTTTTATCTTTCTGTATATAGTTAGATTTAACATCTATGGTTACTCCACCAAACAAATCAGTAACGTCATCCATCCAGCCAAATTCATATCGTTGGTTTAGGTCTGTTTTATCATATTCTACTTCTGATTGAAAATATGATGATAGCTTTTTGTTAAACTGGTCTACTAGTTTAGTAAAATCAAGCTGAACATTTGTATTATAAGAGTATGAGCCTCCTCTCATAAAGAAACTTATATGTTCAATCTTAAATTTACCATCTTCTATATACCAATAACATCTAAAACAATCACGAAGCATTTTCATTATATCTTCTAATGATACTTCTGCTTTTTGAGCGGGCTGGTCATATTCACCTTTAAGTATATTTGTTTTTTGTGTTATGTGTACATAAAATCTTGCCATCGACATTGGTACGGTCGTATCATACAAAAAGCGACTATATTCGGCAGTTGCTTCATGCTGAAGAGTAGGGTCTATTTCTTTAAGCAAAGCCTTTATTGCTGCTGCTATAGAATAGCTATCCCTAAGAGTATATTGCTTTCTTAATCTCTGCTCAAATAAAGAATAATAGCTATCATATACATACCACAATGAAGCATTAGCCCAAGAATTTCTACTAATAGGCAAAGGTCTGCCTATACCAGTGCTACTAGGAATAAATTCATTAGTAAAATACTGGTTATAGTCATTTAAGCCATATCTTGTAGGTTCATCTACTGCTCTAGAAGTACAGAAAAACATTCCGCCTCTTAAACCAATACACTTCTTATAGTTTCTATTATCAGTAACAAAATCATCGGATGGTAAGTTATATGTATTTTTTACGCCTTCTGAGTCTTCTACAGTATCTACATCGCAAAGCAAACGACTGTAGATATGATATACGAAAGGACTCTCTATAGTAAACGTATCATTTGAATTATTTACATTTACCATCTTAATATTCTCGATCCCTATATATTTATTATCAGGGTCAGTAACAGCCCATTGCTTTTCTGACTGATATAACAGGGTATTATCTGAATTTCTATATAAACGTATCCAATACATAGTAGAGCTTCCATCTACTAATTCCATTTTGCACGTGTAACCTGGGTTCCATTTACTCCAATATCCGTTTGTTCCAGCGTATACTCCATTAACATCAGAAATGCTAGCATTTCTTATATAAAACTCATTTCCTGCTTTTATATAAGAAAAATAATACTTGTTTATCAAGTCATTATGGTTGTCGATTGCTTCATTTACGTCATCTTCCCAGTATATGCCGCCAAAAAAATTAGATATTGAATTGGCACCTTTTACATAAACCTGTATTAAAGAACGTTTATGCAGGTTTATTCTTGATATAGCTGGAGCAAGTTTTATAAGGTCATAAGTATTTTCATATTTATTAACCACATCATTATATTCATCGAGAGCTGTTGTTTTAAGCTCACATGACTTTTTTTCATAGTCAAGTTTGCAATCTGTTTTATTAAATTCGCCTTTATAATACTCTATCCATTTACCAGAAGTCCTATTGTATTTATCTATAATAAGTATCATCTGGTCTTCTAGACTTGAATTGCGCACAAGCTCGTAATCACTCCCAAACAGATTTATTTTACCATCAAGTGAAATACGGAAAAATTCTTGCCCACTTTCTTTAGCATATTTCTTATTAAGCTCTTTATAATGTGGATTTACTTCTACTTTATCACCACCATTCTTCGATATGTAAAATTTATATTTTGGAGGTATCATATCTTTAATTCTTTATAATTCGTTTAACATTTTTATGCTGAATAACTACTGTGCCGTTAGGTAGTGTATAATATTTAGTTTCGCTCTGTTTTCTAATACTTCGCACATCATCCTCTATTTTTGAAAGGTCCACGCTTCCATTAGAATTAAGAGAAATATTCAACCCATCTGAGCTAGCAAATGCATTAAGATATTTATCTTCAAATGTTCCTTTATTTAGACTATTAATAACATCTGGAAGTATCTTTTTGTATTTCCTAGTTCGCTTCTTACTTATAATAGCAAGTGCTTCTCCACCTTCAGCTCTCATTCTGCGCTTCTTCTTATTCTTTACGCCCAAATCAATATCATCACCAGATGCATGAGAGCCTCCTTCCAAGAACTCAAGACCTCCTTCTCCATATTCATCAGACTGGCTCGCTGTTACTTGTTTGGCTTTAATTTTAGCTACTGCAAATGATGTCCACATTGTAGCAATAGCAGCTAATGCGAGAGCTGGGCCAACAATAGGAATTGAAGAGAATGAACTCCACAAATTAGCAGATGCTGTGACAAGCGAAGATGCCTGAGTAACAGTGTTCATTGCTTCTTGACGTTTTTGGGCTGCCTGCAGCATTTTTTGTTTTTCTTGCTGATTTTTCTTTTCTTGCTCTAATTCTTTTTTAGCAGTAGCTACGTTATTAGCATAGCCATTATTGCGAGCCTCAACCTCGGCATCATAAGCTTTTTGTGCGGCCTCTACTCGAGCTTCAGCTGCTTCTACGGCCTGTTCAGCTAATTCAACTTCGGCATCCATAATGGATTGAAGCTGTTCTATTACTATATTTACAGCATCTTTTAGGGCATCAATCTGGTCATCATCAAAGCCAAGTTTCTCAAGCAAAGTACCGCCTAAACCTTTTTTACCGATGTTTTTAATAAAGTCATCAAGCTCTGATAATTCACGGTCAATGCCTTTAACCGTGGCTTTAGCAGCATCAATCTGAGCTTGACTCCAATCTAGTCCACCAGCTTCTGCTAAACGTATTTGTTCTTGCCATCTAGCTTTTTCTTGTTCAAGCTTAAATCGGGTTATCTCAGTTTCGCTGCGCTTAACTTCATTAAATACAGCTTCATCAAGAGCTTGTTGCTCATCGAAGCTTGACATATTAAAACTACCAACAGTAATAGCCTTTTGTTTATCAAAAGATGCATTTATAGCGCTTGTAGGTTGTCTTTTAGCTTCTGGTAACTGAGCATTCTTAAGTAATGCTATTTGTCTTTCTACATCTAATCGCTTTAATGAATTGCTGAGTTCCTCATAAGAACCTTTTTTTGATACTTCACCTTCTAATTCTAACAACTCTAATAGCTGTTCAGCTTTTTGTATTTCTACATCTATATTGAGCAAATCTAGACTTAGAGTTAAGCCTTTTTGCTTGTTCTTTATAGCATTTTCTATATCATCTAGTGCTTTGATAGCTGTTTCTTTTTGGCTTTCTGTAAGCTTTTTATATTTTTCGTTTTGACCATTCAGTATTTTTTGGATTCTAGAATATTTATCGTTTAAATCAGCTATTTCTTGATTGAATGATGCAAAGGCTTCAGCTCTGCGCTTCTTATTTTCATCCCTTTCAATCTCTGTACGGCTCTTTTGATATGCTTTTTCGGCTGCTAATGCCAGGTTATTTAGGCGGTCATCAGCGTCTCTTGGTGTACGACCTCCTTTATCTTTTTTGTGAGATTCTTCTAAGCCAATTTCTTTAAATAGAGCATCTGCTTGGTCTTCATAAAATTTCCATACGTTGAAATAGCTTTCAACTTCTTTTTCAAGAGCATCTGCATCTTTTTGTAAACTTTCTACATTTCTCTGCCTTTGCTTTTTTAATCTAGTCCCAAGTGACAAATCGGAGTCTGGCCCAGAAATGCCACCCCATAAAGCTTTAAAGTAATTTATAGTTTTGTCGAAAAAGCCGTACTCACGCACTTTTTCAAGTTCAGCTTTATTTTCTGCAACTAATAGTTTTTGGTATTGCTGGGACACAACATTCAGCGCAGCCTCTGCTTTAGCTCTTGCTTTATATGCAGCCACTACAGATTCAGTATTATCTACAAAAGCATTATTGGCGTCATTTATACTATCAATGGTGATGCCTAATTTACTGAACTCTTTTTCATTATCATTAATCCACTGTGTTTGTGCTTTTATATTATTCCCTAAATCTTTCCAATTTTCAGATAATCTTCTTAATACTGCTATCTGCTGGCCATAAGACCCTGTAGACCCTTTTCCTAGCTCATCATTTAAGTCCTCTAAAGCATCTTCAAAAGATTTAGCTGCATCTCTACCTGCTAACGTTTTATCAATCCATGTGATAATTTCTTTACCATACATAGAAAACACAGTAAGCAATACAACCAAAGCGGTATTCCAGCTAAATAGTGATTTTACAACAGACTTTGTTACACTTATTTGCTCTTTTCCTTCAGCAGCCAATAATTCATTCTGCTTTCTTAGTCTGTTAATTTCATCAACTACCATAGGTATATTATTTGATATACCTAAGAAGAATGTATTAAGTGATACGGCAGCAGCAGGTAATTCTCGTACTACTTGAGAAATAGAAATACCTAAACCATCCCATGTTTTTTGATAATGACCTACAGACAATCTATAATTGCCTGTAGCTTCTTGCAATTTTATCATCTGCTGATAAATTGCATTTGTCTCAGCTTCAAGCTTTTTACCAGAGTCAGCAGCTTCTCTCTCAGCTGCAGACATTTGGTTAAGCCGTATTTTATTTAATGCATATTGAGCTGAAAGTCTATTATAAGAACCTTCTGCAGAATTAGCAATTGTAGCCTGTAATTGAGCAATCTGATTTGCTTCTCGTATTTGGGTTGAATAGAGTTTAAGCTGCTGATTTTCTTCTGACTGAGCATAGGCAAGTTTCTCTTGAGCCTGAGCTAATGGGTCTACTGTAGCTTTCTGCTGTTTTCTAGCAGAAGTAAGCTCAGCAATTTTAGCTTTTAACTCAAGTAATCTTTTACCTTCATCTGACTGTAAATAAGCTAATCTTTGCTCTGCCTTTTCTACTTCAGACAGAGTTTGGATATGAGGCTTCATTTGGTCATCAAGGGCCTTAATCTGATTTTTCAAATTAAGAATATCATTGAGTAGCTGTTGCCCCATTTCGCTATCTGCTCTTTCAGCTGCAGTTAAAGATTTATATAGCTCAACTGTTTGCTTTAGGTCAGACTTAAGACGGTCATAAGAAGATATAGCTTGCTGGATATAACGCTGCTGTTCTACAGTTGCTCTATTAGCATCTGAAGTTTGTGCTTTAAGCCAAGCAATCTGTTTACCTGTATCAGATAAAGCTAATTTAAGCTCATTCTGAGCTCTTTCAAGTCTTGACGTAGACGCTGTTGCTTCATCGATAGCTTTACGCCCTTCACTTGTAGCTCCACTAGCAGACTTAAGAGAATGTACAATCCTATCTGCACCTGCTCTGATAGCATTTACCATTGTCTCGTATGACTGATTGAGCTCGCCAAGTTGCTTGACAAGCTTTTCAATTGAGTCATCCGGCTCAATTATATCGCTATATTTTATCTTATCGTCTTCAGCCATAATTATTTCCTTTTATGCCGTTTAACACTCTTGCTTTCTGCTTCTAATTGCTGTTTTATATTATCAACAGCATTATAGAATTGAAGTACTGTCATCTTTTTAGCGTCCATGCTTGTTTTTTGAGCTATCAAAAGACAAGTACTTTCAAATTGCTTATCATATTTTATCTCAACAGACTCACTTCCTATGTATGATTTTGGAGAATGCATATTAAGCATTATCATATCTATGGTTTCTATCTGTTCAGAGTTATCTGTGTCATTTATCATAGAGTCCAACACAAGAAGTGTTCTTTGCTTTAACTTATCGTATGCATCTTTTTCCTTTGGATTTACAAAATCTCCTGGAAAGTACATTTCAAGTTCGGTGGTTACTTTTTTTTTAAGCCAAGTCAAAAAGTCTATAATCTTTGAATGCTTTATTTCTTTAAGCCTGGCCAATATATTTTTAAGTCCATCGTCTGACAAATCATTAACTTCTTCACCGTCTATGCTATGGATAAGAGCTGCAAAAGCTAAATACCTTGGTGAAATTTCGTTGTTCACCATATACATATTTTGCCTCATGTTTTGCAGTTCTTGCAAAGCTTTTTTGGCATTATTGCTTTTAATGAATTTAGCAACACGGGTTATATGGGCATCAATATCATCTGCGTCTGAGCCAATTCCAGAGTCTATAAGCAAATACTTATTGTACTTCTGAAAATTTACAATAGGCATTTCATCTATGCTGTCATATACCCGTACGACTTTTTTATTTACTATCAGGTTTTTCATATTAAAATTCGCGTTATAGGGGTTGATATGATAGGAATAAGTATAATACTCATCTCATTAAAGAAAATAGCGAGAATGATAGCGATAATAAGCGACGTCCAAAAGCTTAAGCAAAAGTCACAATCGAATAATTGAGAAATAAGCTTAGGAGCTCTGGTAATTATCCCATCGCGCACACCGAGTTTTCCAATTAGCAAAATAGCAAATGCTGCTGCTAAGGCTATATATATTAAAGCCGAAAGCATTGTTATAAAATATACCGTTGACATAATTCTCTAGTTGTTAAAGTAAATTCAATTCGTATTCCTGCATAAGGGTACATGAAGAATTGTTTATCAATATCTTGTATACCTTCTCCTTTATAAGTATAGTTATTATAGATTTTCTCTATTGAATAACCTTTGTATATATTTTCAAAGCGCTCATATATATCATTTATAACAAGCTTACCAGTTGTAGTAATAAGACCTGGAGTAGTTAATACCCGCATAATTTCATCTTTTACTTCTTCTGTATGCATAACAGTTTCATCTTCATAAATGCTACTGAGGTCATACCAGAATATAATAGCCCCGCTGAAAGTATATTGTGGCAATGATTGAACTACTTCAGTAATCTTTTGTGGGTCATAAATATCAAACCATGAAAAATTGCCAAAGTTATCATTCGGTAAAAGTGACACATATTCTCCATTGCCGTTATACATCGCAGGATATATAAACTTATTACCATCTGGCCTATGTTCTACAAGCTTATACGCTCTACCAAATGCATAATTAAGCCACTTAAGTCTGTTCATAAGCGACTTTTGCATATCCTGTAATATCTTGTCAAGCAATACAGGGTCTTCCTTAAATCTTATTTGTACTGAGTTTTCCTTCATTTCCTTATTGCCTGTTTTAATCGTTTAACTAATTCTTTTCTTATGTGAGAACGAATTATTCTGGTAAAATTTTTATCTGTTAAGCGAAAAATCTCTTCACCATATTTCTCAATAAGTTCAGGTGTTTTTTCATCACTCGCGGTCACATAAAAACCTTCTGAGTCAAATACTACAAACATAGACTCATGAAAAGCACCTGTATCTCGTAATGTGACCCTTGTAGTAGGCTGACCTTTTTTCTTTTTTATTTGTATGGTTTTAGGCTTATATGGCATATAATCCATTATCTTTTCACCTCTACCGTTGATACCACGACGATATAACTGGTCATCTGCTATAGCTGATACTATTACGTCTTCTTTGTCACGCACAATATCTTCTAATAGCATAGGCAAGCTATCCTTAAAACTTCGCAGCCTATATTCCAGATTGCGAAGTGTCGCATTATATCGTTTTACAGCCATACTTATACAGTTCTATATTTAATGCCATTGTTTCGGCATGGCAAACATACTCTATCAATTCCAGAAGTACTTAGCTTAATGGCCTTGAAAGCCATATCTAACTGATAACTTAAACCTGATTTTTTCATAGAAGAAGAGTCACCATCTACTTCATATAATATATCAAGTCGAGAAGCATTGATTGAATGCCTATTTGTCCTTACGTTAGAATTATATGCAAATTCGCGTAACATATCTACAGCTACCTGCTTAGCTATGACATCTTGGAACATCATTCTCTGTTCAATTATAAAATCTGTAATATCACAGCTTACAGCAACTTCTAAGTTTAATCCGTAGTTATTATCATAGGTATATTGATTATTTTCAACATCCCATAAATGTAAACTTTCGTCTTCTGTATTTATAAGTTCTTCATTTACGAAGAATGGATGAATTTCAAGATATTTAGACCATGCCATCCAAGCAAGTAATTCTCTACGTGAGCATGAACCGCAAGGCTCTTTTGACCAGTCTTTATTTTTTCTAATAGCTTGACTTCCCTCTGGAAGTTCAGACTGAAAATAGCACAAATACCAACTTCCTCCTGCATCATTATCTTCACTTTGATATGGCAAATAGAGGTCATCGACTGTAAACCATTCAGCGCTATTATCTCGTATCTTATTAAGCTTTATAATCTTTACTGGAGCATCCATACTTGAATGCATAAGATACAAAGTATATTCTCCAGCTTTAGTAAACTGAAGGCATATTTTATTTATCTTTGTGGTTACGCCTTTTGCTCGTACTGGTATAATTTCAAAGCCAACTAGATTTTTCTTATTCTTTACAGTATCTACTAATCTACCTGTTCCATCAAACAGAGTACGACTTTCGCATAATGGCTTATTTGTTCCTTCTACCGTTTTTTCATTACAATATCTAGCAATAGCTTTTTGAATGCTTGCTTTTGTTTTGCTCTCGAGCCATTCAGAAAATAAATTGGTTTCAACCCAATACTCAGACTCAATATCAGGCTGTTTTCCTTGTGCTTTTTGAAGCGCTTTATATAGCTTTTCATCATACTCTACTACATTACCTTTAGAGTATGACTTTTCAGTATTATATTCTTCAAAGGTCATATTCTTAAAGTCCGGAGCGATACAAGCCATATTCTGTAATGTGAGCAAAGGATGAATTTGCTGAAAGTATAGGCCACTTTCACTCACGGTTAAAGCATCAGATATTTTTAAGTCTGATGTATCATAATTCTGCTCCCATCCAATAAGGTGTAACAGCTTTTCTTGTATATCGTTGGCTCTAACCATAATTTTCTTGATTTAATGAAAAACAGGAGGCTACTGAAGTAATTTACCTCAGCGCCTCCTGCCAAAGCTAATAACAACTCAAAGATTTGCTATTAAGTATTACGCACCGGCGCCAGCAGCCTTTGTATTAACCGGATTGTCTTCCGTGTTCATAACAACTACGGGCTTAGCGTAAACAGCATCTTCGCTAGAAACGTTGAATGCCAGAATAGGACTTGCCAAAGTGCTAGGTGCACTGTTATATGCAGTCAAGAAGGCCACGTCAACAGCAAAACCATAGTGCTCTTTGCGCGTACGAGTCATATCAGCAGTAGCGGCTCCTGCAATAGCATTGTAGTCACCTACAGAATCGTAGAAGTATGTACCAACAGGCATATTCAACAGAGGCAAAGTAGCAATACCCCACTCATGACCGTCACCGGAAACAGTTCCGAGCAAGCAGTCACGCTCGAAGCGGGTCAACATTCCAAGAGAGCCAGCATTTACAGCATAACCTTGAGCATACTTACCTCCAGCAGCTGCAATGTTGTTTGTCAGGTGAACAACCTTAGTGCCGAACTCATTCTGCTTGTTTACATCATTGTAGAGACCATGCTGCTGCAGTTTACGCATGATAGACTCAACTCCAGGGTCACCTACAATGTGCAACTGGCCATAGAAGTCATTTGCTCCCATCATAACTTCAAGGTCACCAAATACGTTTTCACGCTCTGACCACTTGGCATTGACTGCATTGGCTGAGAAGTCATACAGCAGTTTGTTCTTCAAGATCTGCGTTTTGTTGGCTGCGAGAGCAGCAAGAGCAGCTTCATCAAGCTTTTTCGCAAAAGCATAAATGTACTTCATCATCTTGGTTTCAAAGTCCTTCTGAATGCCAATTTCGTTGTTCATGTACATTGCCGGAGCAATAGTAAATCCCCACGCATAAGTGGCAAATGTGATTTGAACCATTTTAGAAGTATTTTCACTGTCGGCAATTGTCAAAGTGCGGGTACTACCGATAGTAATATCAGCATCATAGCTAATTACCGGAGTTTCCAGCGTGTTACCGATGGAGGTCCTTGCTTTTTGCTTCAGTTCCTCAGTGAGGATGCCAGTAGGGTCTTCAGACTGCACCATAAAAGCGTTCAGCGCACCGTACCTACTGGGGCGATACTCAAACTTATCAAGGTTAGAGTTCGCACGAATGTTCTGGATACGTGTTAAAACTAGACTCATAACTTTTAAGTTTTTAATTGTTAATAATTATGCTATTATGGTGCATTACCCTTTTACGCCTCATAGCATTTTTCGTTTATCTCTTAGGATGTGCCATTTTATCTAATAGGCAAACTTGCCACATTGTTTTCAGTTCTCAGTTGCATTGACTGGTCTGCAAATTCTTGTGAGTCGCGGGTCAAACCATTTGCAAGCAGATGCGCCTCAATGGCTTTATCAGCTTCAACTTGGCTCTTGATGCCAGACAAATCAAGTGTTCCACCTGTTCCGCCTGAACCAGACCCAAAGCCTCCTGTTCCACCGCCTGTCTGCTGACGACCTGTATCGATTACATCTTTAAGCGATGTTTCCATTACAAGCTCTTGCATCGTATAAGGATTAAGATTGTTCTTCGGATTGTTAAGGATATTACCATCTGCACCACGAATAACAAGTTTCTTTCCTCCTTGGCCGTCCTCTATGAAATCAGGAGTACCTTTTGCAAGGACTTCTGCTTTTGCAGCATTGAGCAGTGTCTTCTGAATCGGCTCAGTAATACCACTCTTAAACTTAAGGCCCGCTGTAGCAGCTTGAAAAGCATAATCTACATGCGTGTCCTTAATAGTTTTATCAAACTCTGCCTTTTTGGTATTGAACTCAGTTTCCTTTGTCTGAAGTTGAGTTTGAAGCTGAGTTACTTGGGCTTTAGCATCTTTCAGCTGTTGCTTCAAAGTTTCATCACCAGCTCCTTTTTCAAGTTTAGACTGGAGCTCTGCGACCTGTGCCTGAGCAGCAGTAAGCTGAGTTTGAATTGTTTTTGCAGACTCTGCTTTAGTTTTGTACTCGCCAAGTACGCGCTTAGCATAGTCGTAACTTTTTTCACCATCTTTCTTTTTAATGCCTGTAATGCCAAGAATATCAGCATCATACTGACCGTGCAATGCACCGATTTTAGTGCCAATAACGGTATTCTCATCATTTCTTGACATCTCAGCAATCGCATTCAGCTGGTCGTCCGTAAGGCTTGTTAAAGCTGAACTCTGTCGTAGCATCTCAATTGTTAACATATAGCTTTGTTTTTATTGCTAATTACTTTTGTACTAACTCTGCAGCATCTCCATACGGGTCGTGCAAGGCTGCCATAATGGTATAACCAAGGCCTTTATACGTTTTCTTGAAAAGCTGCCACTCTGCAAATGTGAACATTTGAGTATATGCTGGTGACTCTTCTTCGCCAGTCATTGGATTAAACCTACGACCGCGCACAATTGACAAGTGCACCATCTTCTCAGTACCCGGCTTAGGAGTATAACCACCCTTAGCCTGTGTTTTTGATGCCGATGATTTTTCTTCAATAATATCATCAACATCCACTAGGAAAAGAACTACCTCGTCAAGCTCTTCCTGTAAGTCGCTTGTCCAAGCTTTTCCGCCTTTAGCCTTAGCAGCTTCTAGTTCTGCTTTACGTTCTACGGCCTTTTTCTTGTAAGATTTAACATCCTCAAGACTGAGTGCCTGTAGTTGCTGAAGTTCCAATTTCTGTAACATATTCCAAAAGTTTTTTGTTTATAATATCTATTTTTTCTCTCATTGGCTTATTTGAAGCAAACTCAATTATGTTAATGTTCTCACGTTCAAATTTTTCAACTAAAGTACTAAAATTTATTTTAAGCTTTACCAAATTTTCATTTAATAACTCTTTTTCATACAATTTTAACACTTCATCCAGTGTTTTATGTGGATATGGTTCCAATTGCTTTAAGATGAGCATTCTCTGAAGTACCAAAGGATTATTGCGATACTCAACCTCAAGAATTTGTTGCGATATAGCATCTAGTTCTGAGTTAGACGCACCATTCTCCTTTGCTTGTTTGTACTTAGAATATAGCTCTGTTACTGTGAAAACGTAAAACTCTGTACCCCAGTTTACAGAAGATGATATGAAAGCACCTCCATACCTGAGTTTGCAAACAGTATCTTCGACAAATTTCTGTGCCAATTCAAAATTGGTCTTTAAGGCATTGAGAACTGAGGTTTTGCTTTCAAAGTTAGCAGTTACCTGAGTTTCATTGATAGCTTCTTTTTCACTTACAGTACCACCTGAACCAACAACAGAAATTACAATTTCATTTTTAAGCCTTGCGCACTCATTGACATTATAATCAAGTGAGTCTTTATCGATAGTAGTTATCTGAACAGGATTACGCATATCTGCGACACCTTCAGATTGATTTGGTATAGGAACTTCTAAGAATGAACCAGGACCAGCTATACGCTTTTCGCTACAGCAAGGACACTTTTCAACTGTTCCATCATTGAGAATTTTATACTCACCTTTTGCATTGCGTAGAAAACCTCCATCGCAGTAATCACCAGTCTCATTATTCTCAAAATTACAATCAGCTTCATACGCACTATATATAGGATAAGGTGCATACAAGTCTAAATGCTGCTTCGAAATAGAGAAGAACAAATACCAATCAAGATTTGACAGCTCTTTTGTAATTGGATTTTTCTTAAGGTCTTTATTTTTCTCATTGAGTTGTGTTGACCAAAAGAACCGAGCTGGGCAATATCCTAAATCGTGCTTTGCTTCTGAAATAAGTGACTGAATTTCATTTTTCTCATTCAGCTGATATACTCTTATAGAAGTATCATCAAATACAGCTATTCGATGTTCCGGCTGTTTGAAAATAAGCCACTCAAACTGATTTTCATCAAGTCTAAAAGTCTGGTAATCAATTACAGCATCAATCTCAAGCCAATAAAAATATGGCTCTGGACGTAAAGATGTTTGTACTTGAGGAAGGTCTACTACCAAAATACTATTTGGCGATACCTGCATTCTCTTCCATCCGGTTGTCTTCCACACCTCTGGCTCATTGAGGTTATTCTTTTTATACTGAGACCAGTCTTCTGCAAGCTCTGAGTCTGTAAACTGGTATGAGCTTGATGAGTTACGACTATAGAAAACCCTTTCGAGTTCTCTATAGACGTCCTCAACTACAGCAGGTGTAGGCAACGGAAATTTAAACAGATGAAGGAATATGTTGAATTTATCCTTCGGAAGCAACTGTCTTACCCAATCAAGGAATATGGTCGTAGGTTGGTTAATATCAGATACAGCAACATTCGTCTCAGTATGAAATCTAAGACGACGCTGCATGTTTACAGCTTTCTGAATAGTCTGACGTTTAGTCGGCTTTTGCAGAATTTGCTTTATCTGATTTAACTCTAAGGCCATTTTCTTCGTCGTAAGTATAATTGCTATCTTTAGGTAATTCCCATCCACCATTTATGGCTGTGCCCATATCAAGCAGGCGTTCGGCATGCTGAATGCCAAACTCCTGCCTCATATTGTACTTAGGCACAACTAACGTTACTGTTTGTTCTTTTTTCTTTCTCATAACTGAAAGTTTTAAGCTCCAGTAGAAGCGGCATTAACCCAATCTGTAAGAGGATTGAAGTCCAATGTTTCGCGCTTAATGATATAGAAGTTATCGCTCCAGTTAGGATAGAATGACCATTCGATGGTATTGCTGTCCGGCTCTTCAAAACCACCAAGCTTCTTGTCACCAACAAAGAACTTACCAATAGGAATTGGGAAGTATGCTGTAGGCTCATCCTGGTCATTTACCAAGCAGCCAATGTTGCCGTTTTCATCAATCAGCCAAACGCCAATCTCTTCACACATGTATTGTTTCAGCTGTGCAATTGTCTTCTGACTTTCTTGATAAATAGTGGCAGAGAACGTTGTCGGCTCACGGCCAATTGTAATCTCAATACCTCCAAGTGTCTGGTTACCACCACCGAATGTACGAGCTGCGCCAGGCTCAGAAGTAGGCCCTTGAATATACGGAGAAACTGCCATCTTAGAACCATCAGCCGCAGAAAACAAGGCAGAAAACGATGCTTTCTTAGTCGGGTCAGTGACAGAGTTCTTCGTTCCAGCTGTCTTATAGATGCGCTGGAATGCAACTTTTTGAACTTGCCCCATGCTCTCCTTGCATTCAGCAATCTCAAGGTCGGCGATATGAGCACCGGCAGGGCATCCACAGTTTAATCCCATATTATTTATGTTTTTAATGTTAATACTACCGAGCAGCTACCCTTAACTTGCATCGAATTACCTGTATTTTTGCTTCGAATTGACTTCTCCACAGTGCGAATATACTAAATTTCTTTATAAGTTGTACCGCTTTTAACATTTTTTATAGAGGTATTTTTATTTCATATTCTCGCATTATGTTCATTCAAGGCTTATGATTTAATCATTTATATATAATTAGAAGCCCAGAAATTACGAGAATAATGCGAGAATTTAATCTTTTATTGTTTAGCACAAAATGTGCATTTAGAAGCTTTCATAGCCTCATATAAAAAACCTGAAAATATAGATACAAATTTTTCATTCCCGCTCAATTTATTTTCACACATAGCATCTAAAATGCAGTGTACTAATTCATGCCAAAAAGTTTGTTCTTGAGAGGTTTCACTTTGTTCTTGCTCTTCATTTTGGCACATGTATTTTTTAGCTATGCGTATATATGATTGAGCCAAGCAGCATACTCCTAAATTAGTTCCAAGTTTTTCTACAATTTCAACGGTTATTTCTTGACCCGCTATTTGTATACTATTAGGTATGTTTATAGATTTATTTTCCATATTTAATTTCTCATTTTAATCTTTTTATATAAAGTTTTTTTCATTCTCATTTCTACTACTCCAGTTAATGCATCTGGTGCATCATCATGAGCAGCCCTTCGCTTATTATCTTTACGATAAGTTGTAATAGCATTATAAAATTCACGCCATTTTTTATCCCAATTTTCTGGAAACGCTACATCTGAGTTAACAAGGGCTGAATTTGAAAAAATACGCGCCGCTTTATTCTTCGTCTGTGTAAATGTGTTTATCGCCGTTTTGAAATTATGCAAAGTAGCTCTTGTAATGCGCTTTACGTTTCTAGCAAACTGCCTACCACCATTGTTAGACTCTATAAGACATTCAGATATGCTGTTTTCTGTAAGCATTTTGGCTAACATCACTTCAGTCTTCTCCATAGGTAGCTGCGTATATAACACATCAATTACATATAGCATCTCTGGTGTATTTATGAAGCATATCGCACACAGATAGTCAGACCCAGTGTCAGCTGTATCAACATAACACCATCTTTGATTAGCTTTAGAGCCTGATGGCAATTCTATATTTTGGTATGTTCTAAACTCGTGATACATAAGGCCCTCAGTAGGAATTGGATTTTGCATATACTGCGTCTCAAATACTACCGGGTTAATCTCTCGTAGTTTATATAGCTCCTCAAGATTGTGCTTCATTGGCCAAAGAGCATGTTCTTCTCCTGTCTCAGGGTCTGTTTGTATAACTGGAAGTGATAAAACAGTCCATGTATCTGGCTCTATCTCTTGCAAATAGCCACAGAGGTCATGCTCATGTAATCTTTGCATTATAATAATGATAGGCGTTCTACGCGAGTTAACACGGTTACGTATTGTATTTTCGAAGCGTTGATTTATGCGCTCTCGTATAAGGTCAGATGCTGCATCATCGGCTTTCAGGGGGTCATCGATTACAATTGCGCCTTGAAATATATTGGTTTTAGCATCTATCATTTTAAGCATTTCATTCGTGTGGTCATCGAAAACAAATATATCATTGCCTCCATCCATTTTATCTATTTCTTCATCCACCGCTCCAGCACCAAAACCTGTTACTTGGCCTTGAGTTGATACGGCATAAAGCTCTCCTCCTGCTTTGGTTTTCCACCTCTTAGCCGAACCTTTCTCGGATGCAAGAGCTGAATTAGGAAAGAGTGTTTTATATAATTCTTCACTCATTATATTACGTACAGTATCTGAATTGTCATTCACAAGTATATCTGAATAAGACAAATGCAAAAATCTGCACCTCGGGTTCAAGGCGAAGCACCAACTTATAAACGACTTAATGACTAATTCTGTATTATGTGACACGAGCCCATTGGCTATAAAATTTTTATCGCCAGATACTTCAATATGAACTAATTCATGCTTTCCTACTTCTTCTATACTAACAATTTCATCAGGATAGAAATCTTCAGCCCAATATCTCGTAAGATTATCAGGAAAAATTTCCACTAATTCTCTAAATGTATCTTCTGACATATTCCTATTTGGCCCAACTGATTTATACCCTAAATCAAAGTGTATCATTTTGTAAAGGCCTTCATTCTTTATTATAGAATACGGGTATGTGCATGTACGTTCTATTTTAGAAGGCTGTAAAATGTATTCTTTTGCTTTATCTGCTTTTCCATAAAAATTCAAATGCGGATATAATTTTTGAGAATATCTTCTTGATATTGCAACATTCCATATACCAGCTTTTTCATTTTCATAAAATCCTAAAGTTGATGGGATTTTCATAGTAGATAACAGATATTGAATATCCTCAGCAAGTCCTTTGTTTGCTAGGCCTATAGACAACTGACCATTCTTTTTTATAGTACCATCTGTCGCTATCATCATTCCTAAAAACACATATTTTTGTCGCATAGAAGTACTAAATATTCCTAATGGGATTCTTTTAGTATAAGAGTTATTTCCAACTAATTTATGCTTTATTAAAATGTTATTTATTACGCCATTAGTTCCGCCTAATATGGTATATTGACAATCTGCGGTACAAGAATAATGCTTGACCTCACCTCCGAGTTCATTAACAGCCTTTATAACAGCATTTACCGCTAATTTATCTATGTTAGTAAATCCTAATTTACCAGATTTTGTACAACATCCGTCAAACAGCATCATTGATATTAGTATAATCTCCGCGTCTGATAATGTTTCGACGCCGTCTAACTCTTTTTTTAGTGCAAATATCCTATCTCCAATTTTAAGCCTATTAGATTTTACATACCCGAACGGTGTTCTCCAAGGATGGTCAATACTGCATACAACTGACCGACCTGACCTCATAGTAATTTCATAGCAGTCTTTATATGCCGGCTCAGTAGCAATAACGCTATTAACAACTGCTCTACCATCTTTGAATGATAGCACTTTATCTCCTGGCAGTATATCAGCTATTTTTTTTCGCTCACCTGTAGCAAGCGTAATAAGGGTATCTTTACTAACGCATTTCCCGTACCTGGGAGCGATATTGATAATCAATCTGGTAATTTTGCCATCCACAACATCTTGTAATACTTCGAACATTTTCTTATGGTGCTCTGCTACTATAAATGAGCGTTTATATTGACATTTAAACATTAGTTTAGTATACTTTTCAAATGACGTAAGAGCCTCAAGACGTAACATTTCTACAGGATTTACAGTTCCGGGCTTTGTGGCATCTAATGCTGTTTCTTGCATTTCTTTAAGTGACTTCATTGCTATATTTTACTTTATTAAGTTTTCACGTATAATCAGATATGCTTCACGACTTACAGGCACATTAGGAATAATACCTGTTTGGAGTTGTTGCTGCTCAGGTAGATTAAGCTGCATTTGACCTTTTCCAAACACGCGGTCCCAAAGCTTCTCAACTGTTTCTATATTGCCAAGTTTTGCATCTTCTTGCAAGCGCTTTATAACTGTTTTGATAACAATTGGTATCTTTTTATTACTATATAGAGCTGCCAACTGCGCTTCATTGCACGTTAACAAACAAGCCAATAAATTGGCCGTGTCTTGCTTTGTAAGCTGAACACTTAAATTGATATTAAGGCTAGTAAGAAGCTTTGTTATTTCAGGTCTTGATGCTCCTTGTAACTGAAGTGCTGAGCGTATAGCTGATGAATATGAACCTCTGCCCGAGTCATGGCGTTCTGCTAACTCAGTTGCTTTAAGTGGCTCTACAGTCTGGGCCTCAAGTGCCTCAATAGCCTCAACTCGTTTTTGCTGCTCTACAATACGTTTAGCTTGAAACTCAGTTTGGCCATCTGGTATTTCTTCCACGCCGAGTTCTTCTGCTAATGATTGGCGTTTTTCTTGTTTAGCTTGAAGATTTTTAAGTTTTTGCTTTTCAAGATACTTAATACGAGCCAATTCCTTTGCATCTTGTTTTGATTTGATGCGCGTGGCCTCTTGTTCTACAAGCTTGGATGTGTCTGGATTAGACATTCCAGGAACTACTGGCCTGTTTGGCAATATATCTGCTAATTTCTGTGCTATTTTATCTGTTTTCATATCAATTTTGATTTTTTGCGATAAATTCTTTTTGTCTTTCTATCAGTTCAGCTTCTGATGGTATCTGTGCTTCTCTAAAGCGCCTATCTTTACTTTGGCTTATATCAATTATGGGTTGATAGATATAAGACCATATATATCCTCCTGCTGATTTTATATGGCCGTTACAGCACATGGATATATTACTTGCACAAATACCTGTTTCTTCAGCAGCATCTTTTATAGAAGCGTATTCGCTTATAAATAAACCTGTATTTCTATCATAACAGCATACAGACTTTGGAAGTCGCCCTCTTTTATGAGTGTTATAAATACTGTTTGGTGGGTATGTAGCATTTTTGTCTATTTCGCTTATAAGCTCTTGTAATAATATATTAGCATAATTCTGTTCAAGAGCATTACCAGCTTTTATAAGAGTATTATAGCCATAAGGCAGATATGTTCTATTCGCCTTTATCAGTTCATACTTGTAAGCAAGTACTTCCGACTCATCTGTAAGATTATACTTTTCTATATTAACAGTTATGTATTTGCTGTTTAATAAAGCTTGTCTTAGCTCTATACTCTTTGCGTTTATGCTTAGAATTTGTCTGATTAGACTTTTTACTCCTCTATACACTGATTGATTGAAAGTATGATAGACTATGAGCCTACTATCAAATTCAAATTCTACAGTGAAGACTGCCCATTCATTTGATAGGCTATCTATGCTTGTAGTAATATCTACCTGTATGCCATCAATGTTTACCATATTAGAAATTTTATTGCGATTTATATTTACAACACGAAAATACATAAATAGATATATATATAAAAATTCTCGCATAGAAAATTCATAGGAAAAAATTTTCAAGAAACAATATAAAACTTTTTGTTTCTCAAAAAGGCATTGAAAATCAATTAGTTAGACATTCTCGCATTGCAAAATAAACGAAACAATGAATGCTCACTTACTTTTTATGGAATATGTAATATGTATTTATTATATTTTGGTTTATAAGTATAATAATTATAAATTCTATATTACAATTCATTCTATTTTTTAGTAATTTTATTGTTTATTTGTTTATAATATATCTAACTCATTGAAAATCAATCACTTATCAAGAAACAATTGATTGTTTCTCTTGTTTCTCTTGTTTACAGCCTTTTTGCGAGAATGCCTGAATGATGGCCTTTGCGAATTTTGATTTGGTGGCAATTTGCGAGAATGATTTGAGGCCAAAAAATTTTTCTGCCTATGGACATGGCTCTATATACTATATATAAGGGGCACCCAGGCACTGCAGCAGGGGCCTAATTTCCACACACGCTAAACAAATTAAATATAAAAATTTATTTGGTTAAAAAGCATTAAGCCTGACAGCCTCATTCGTTAATTATGGTTTAATTCGTTAAGAAGCATTAAGGCTATCAGCCTGTTAACAACTCTTAGCTAAAATAATTTTCAGGTTCCAAGCCATTTACAGGCTCATAGCCTCTCCTCCAACAAGGTTTAACGAAAATTTAACACCTCCTAACCAAATATATTTTCAGGTTCCAATTATTTTATTAGCTGACAGGTATAAAATTATTATTTTAATTTATTAACGAAACAACCAGGAAATTTAATACGATTTAGCCCATAAAATTTTTATATGTTATTTATTTTACAGGTTATATAGCCGACATTTTTTTAATATTTATATCCAGGTTTCTTAACACTTTTTTAATATATAAATTTTATAGCCGATAAAATTATTATTATATTAGCATA